TATCGCCACCCAACCCTGTACCTGCTGGGTATAAGGATAACTGTATCAGTAATGCGGGTACGGTTATCCCTGCTTCAACGGCTAGCGACTCCAAATAAGTGTAAGAATATGTCGTGCCGTCGGATTGGCTCAATACTGTATCACTAACTAACGGAGCCCCTGCGCCAGTCGCTCCTGTTGCATCATATTTTAGCGTCGATGCAGTGCTTGGAGCTACGAGTGAGCCGTCTTGGAGTATAGCTTTCCACTCTGTGCTTGTCGCACTTTGGTCTTTCGTGTTATCGGCGGCGTTGTTATTTTCAAGTATCTGAATCTCGCCATCATTAAGGCGCATGCCACTTGCCCATTCGTACACGTTACCATTGATATCGTAAATGCCGTCAACGGTATGGTCGTGACTCCACGTCGCTGGGCCACTACCTGTCGACGTTCGGGCTGTACCGCTGGCCCCTAGTATTGCCGAAGCTTGCGTTAATCGGCCAGTTTCTAGTTTATGATCTGTGTCGCGGCCATAATTGTTATTACCATGCGGTAGTGTACCGTTTTTCCAGCTCCACAGTGCGATTGCAGCGTATTCGGCGTTTGTCGTTAAGTGCCATCCTGTACCTTTTACTGTGCATTTTGCACGGGCGGTGTCGAAATTAATTGATACAGCAGGGTCTTTGTCGGGCATTGAGACAAAATTAGTGCCCTGCGCTGAGGCTAAATATTTGCCGATATAGATCGCATCTTTTTCGACACCATTGACGATAAATGCGGGGTGGATGCCTGTTCCGAGGCTTGCGTCGATATCTTCGACTTTAAATTTCGGGATACGAACCATTACGTTTGCGTCGCCAAAATCATCATACATTATCGGATTGCGCTCAACATGTATATCTTTTATGAATCTTCCATCTATTTTATTGCTCATTCACCTTATCTCCTTATTGATTTCCTAGCAGTATCTTAACCAACGCTGCTTGCAATTCCTCTGTGGTTGTGGCGTTCGCGAGTTCAGATCGAGTTGCCCCTGATATTTTCTGCCCGTCGATTATGCGTGGAGGTGTAGCGATACTGGCTAACTCATCCTCAGTTGGAATATCGTCAGGTTCAACCCGTCTATCTAGGAAAATTAGAGTTTCATTTTGTGCGGCATGATGCTCTCTAATTGCAGGTGTATCCTGCTCGTATTGTGTACCTGTGTATTTATTGTCCTTTATTACAGTTTCTTACTTGTGAAGTCACCGACAAACTCAGTAAGTTTTCCGTCCGTTACAGCCTTATCGTAATAACCCTTGAGACGTTACATCCCGTAGTGCTTGACGATACACCAATAATCCCGCAGGTGGTTCAGGTGAGTCAGGAAGCATAGCCCAATCAGTATCCTTTAATAACTGGTCTCGTTGAGTGCGGATACTTGTGGCTAACGCTTCAATACGCTCTTGCTCTACTGTTTCAGGTGTTTTAAACCAACTCATCTTCTGCCTCCAGTGTTACGCTCCAACCATCAGGAGTATTTATAAAACTAAAACCATCAGGTGCGGCTGTTGGATTGAGATAGCAGGTATCATTACTGAACTCTGTTGAATCAATGTAATCCTCAGAACCTCGCCAATCGTGTGATGGGACAGGTGTTTGATAAGCTGTGCAGGATTGAGCAAGAGTTACATAGAGAATACCATCTGTGCGTTCTACACTGAAAATACCTGCTTCGGTTGTGGTTTCATCACCAGTGAATTTACCGTTTTCAGGGAATACTGAAAGGTCAATACCGTTGATGGTTTCGTTGTCGATTGTGTATTGTGGTGCTTTATTTACCGCTTTGAATTTTAATTGCATTTTAGAACCACCTTCCTATTGCTGTGTATCCCGGTCTAAATGTACATGTATCCTTATAACCTGTCGCACCACACCTGCAACCTGACACTGTGACATCGTACATGTAATGCCCGTTTGCCGCGCTACCTGTCACACCGTTTTTTGTTGCATTAGTGCCCACAGGTACGTCAATAAAACTGCATGGATATGTAAAAATAGCACCATTGTTATAGAATACTGCGCTTAATGCAGTATCCGTTATATAACTTGTAGAAGACGTGCAGGCACATATCAAAGTCCCATCAGCAAACTTCACATACTCGCCATCATCATTACTACCACGCTCTATAACAGCCCCTGTGGGTATTCCTGCTGACTGAGACACTGTGCCTAGGATGTTGCCTTGATTGTAGCTGTGCCCTTGTTGTACACGCTTATAATCAGTGAAACTTAGAGAATCATTTACTTCAGTGTTTAGGGCAACACTGTTTTGTGTGTCGTAATAATCTAACCCGAACACATCAAAATTGCCTGCCAGTTTGGCTATTACTGTGTGGTAATTGGGCGCACCCTGATAGAAATGTAAACCACCATATTTCACACCATTGTGCATAAAGGTGCATATCTTTATTTCAGAGTAACTTTGCAGTGTATCTGACAATATCTCTAAGTAAGCATTTGGCTTGGTCGTATTGTATTGTTTCGCAATTTGTAACTTACAAGTTATTTCTGGGGATATACTGTTGACACGATGAAATATCAACTCACCACTAGAGTACGAGTTGAAATTTGCATTGTCATTCGTCAACTCACAAAGTGCTATTACTGATTTTCTGAAAACTGATGCTTGTACTGTCAGGGAGAGGTCTGTCTGCGTTGCGTAGGCATCTAGTGTATAAGTCAGTGGAACTGTAGTCGAACCTGCCACGCCTGTTGCTGTTGTAATATCAGAATAACCTGATACAGGAGTTGAGCTAGGACGATATGGCAGTATAAGCACATTGTTAGCGTCAACAACATACAGTACTGGTTGTGAGTTATCTGGCTCAGTACTTGTCAGTCCACCAGCAATAGAATCACTTAAATAATAGAACTCATCCACCGTCAAACCATGTGCTGAGGCTTCGTAGAATCCACTCAGAGATGCTTTAAATGTATTTGTATCTATCACCTCAGTTACCACACCTAAACCAAGCGTCTCAGTATTATCAGCTTTAGCCTTAGCCCAAGTTCCTGTAGATACATATACAACATCCAACACAGAGAATCCATGAGCTGCCTGAGTAACCTCCCATTCAGTTTTACCAGAAGATTGATCTACTAAAGTCTTCAGCTCTTTACCTTGATTGGCGGATAGAGCCTCATCTGTCGATGTTGATGTTAGGTTGTCTTGGATAACAACTTGCGTATCGGTAAACACTGCTCCGGTAGGCACATTAGCTTCAACAGTCTTATTGTTTACCTTGCCAGCGTTTATATTAAGAGCGTCTATATCTGCTTTGGTTTGATCTGTCGTAGCTCCAGTTTCAATGCTATTAAGCTTTGTCTTCTCTGTATCTGTAAATGTATTTGTATTTAAATTACGCTCATATGCATCTTTTACTTGGACATCACTTAATACAGTATCATCAAGTAGAGCTGAAAAGTCTACCGTAAAAGTCGTTGAATCTTCACGAGTAAATGTTGCGACTCCAGTAGAGCCATTAAGTGTTCCAGTAGTAAGTCTTGCGAGATTAGTGTCATCTAAATATAAGCTTAGGTCAATATCAGTTTCTGTGCCTTCTTCGTCTATATATGTAAGGATGTTAGCATTAATGTTTAAGCTTGTTATTTTTTCAGTGTCAGTAAAGACAGCATTAGCAGGAACATCAGTTAAAACTCTTGAGTTATCTACTTTAGTAGTGCTGAGCTCTTTTCCTTGATTGGCGGATAGAGCTGCTATTATTGAAGAGCTAGTTAGTGTGTCTTCAATAATAAAAACACTAGCGCTCTCGGCAGACTTAGTTGCCCAGTGTAATGCAGAATATTTACCAGCCTCTACTTCTACGTTCTCATTTTTCACTGCATAGTCTTTTGCTAAGAGAGCGTTTGCTGATGCTGATTGAATATCACTAATATTCGCAGCATTCGTATTGACGCTAGATATTGATTCTGCTACTGCACTTACGCTTGCTGTATTACTTGCAACCACCGTTACTGATTCATCAATAGCGGCAACAGCTGTAACGCTCGCATCAACTACAGATACTTTATTGACATTATCTATGTTCCCAGCTACTGTAGTTACATTCCCAACTATACCAGACACTGCAACGGTCTCAGAATCTATCCCTGCTACAGTTACTACACTGTCATCTATAGTTGCTACTTTGTTAACATTAACTATATTCGCTGCTGTTGTATTGACATTTGATATTGAATTAGCAACAGTTGTAACATTATTATCTACGACAGCTACCTTATTTACATTAGTAATATTTGCTGCAGTAGTATTAACATTCGCAATTACACTTGCAACCGTATTGACGTTTCCTATAGACTCTGCAGCAGCATTAATGTTATCAATATCTGCACCTACTGTATTGACGTTATCAATATCTGTGGCTACTGTATTGATTTCAGAAAGTGGCTCTGCTAAGTCTATAGCAACAATATTGACATTAGCGATAGAGCTAGATACTGTATTTACATTATCAATATCCATAGCAACAATATTTACATTATCAATATCTGTCGTAACCTTATTGACGCTTGCAATACTGATTGCCACTGTGTTGATGTCTGTAATATTTGCAGCAGTTGCATTAACATCAACGATAGAGTTAGCTGTAGTGTTTACGTTATCAATATCTGCACCTACAATATCAACATTATCTATAGATTCTGCTACAGTATTTATTTCAGACTGAACTTCATTTAAGTCATCAGCAACTGTATTTATTTCAGATACTACTTCAGTTAAATCTGCAGCAATCGTATTGATCTGGTCTATACCAGCAGCTACAGTATTTACACTAGCAATGCTAGGAGCTACTATATCTACATTGCTTATTGAGTCAGCTACAGTATTTACACTAGCAATACTAGGAGCTACTACGTTTACATTAGTAATGCTGTCGCTTACTGTATTTACATTATCAATATTATCAGATACTATTTGAATCTTCGCATAATAAGGACTTACTCGAGCTTCTAATGTAGCAACAGTAAGACTAAATGCTTCAGCTTTTTTTGCCCAGTGTAATGCAGAGTAGTCATTTGCTCCATCAGCACCAGCACCTATAGATACTAAGAAATCCTCAGCTTTACTAGCCCACTCTTCTGCATGATTTTTTGCAGCCTCTGATCCGCTAGCTAGATATGATATCTTGGATGGAGATGCAACCATCTCAACTGCACCATAAGGGCCAGTTAACGGAAACTCACCATTGCCACTTGGGCCGCCATCGGCAGTCCCGCTAGACCAATCAGTTAGCTCGCTATCTCTAACTCTCCACCTACTTACTAGGTTAGATATGCTATTGGCAATATCAGCGTTTAGTGTATATGTAAAGTTTCGTATTATGCTATATGAAGCATTAGATTGTGTTGATCCTATATAAGCGTCAACTAAAGTTATTTGTGTGTCTGATTGTATTGAGCGAATCTCATATAAAACATCACCAGATCCTTTAAATATATCTCCAGGTTTTATTTGTGAATACCAAAACGTACTACTGCCTGTAATTATATTGCTATTATTTTCTACGCTTACTAGTCCTATTCTATACCACATCTCTTCTCCTATAAAAGCGCTATTTCAACAGAAGTAGGTAGCTCTATAATCAACTCTGCATTATATGGATTGTTTTCTAATTCTGAGGATTTTATTATATTAGAGAAAAGCATTCCGTCCTTAATAATGCTTTTGCTCACAGCTCTGTATGCTTGTACTCCGATAGTAATGTACTTTTCTTGAGGTATTCTTGTTATGTTAATAACTCTTTTTGTCTTATCTGCAAAACTTATAATTTCATTACTCTTATCTAATCCGTATACGTATTCACTGCCATTATTGCTTATGTATAAGTATACCATAAACCCATCTATATCATGAAATAGGTCTGTTTCATTGTATTCCCAAGACATATTAACACTAACCGTACCATCTGATAGTAAATTATACTTAACCAGTACAGACTCTGGATCTGCAGGCTGAGTACCGTTATTATTGTTAGTTAGGTCAAAGTCCACCTGAAACTTATCTGCTCTAGATATAATATCCAAGCTAACCTCAGCAGCATCTTCTGTGGAAATTGTACTGATTAACGTTAGTAAGTTTTGCACTTTATTGTAATACAATTCAGATGCGGCAGATAGCTCAGAGCCTGTAATTGCATAACTTTCTTGCGGATTAGTCCATACTCCAGCGTTGGTTAAGTATAATTCTAAGTTGTCTTTTGCTGATACATAGCTATCATATATGTCATTACCTGGGCCTATGTTTTGGAGTGGTGCATTAGTTAATATTGAGCTATACTCACCTGTTATTGCTTGCCATAGCCCTCTCCAGTATTCTTTTTCTGATATAGAGAGGATTGTATCATCTGACATTGCATTAATAGTATCTTCAGCAAATGCCAGGCTGCTCTTTACTTCAGATACTGGCGTACCGCCTATGTTAGATGTATCATTAGCTGTGTTGCTGGATGTCTTATCAGCACCATCGGTAGGCATGTCAGTCCACCCAGCACCAACTCTGATTTGCTCAGCTGTTAAGTAGCCTGTATAGATACCATTCTCATCTATGTACGTACCATCTACAGTATCTAGTTTTCTGATAGTGATATTCTTCACTATTCCACTAGGAGTTGATGCTGTTATTGTTGCAGACTCATTCGTTATATATGGAGACCCTGCATTAGACACAGAATAAATATCTCTTGCTGCACCTGTACCTGTATAGTTCTGACTAAGGCCAATTGAAACCCAGGTAACTTCTTCATCCGAAAGTGCTGCTATGGTAAAACGGCCAAGGTCAGTCCAGTCACTTGCTAGGCTTCCATTAGACCCAGACTTCTTTAAGAAGAATATTCCTCCAAAGCTATTAAGATCTAAGTAATGAGCATCTGAACCACTCTCTCCGTCTTTACCGTCTTTACCATCTGCGCCAGATATACAAATCGGAGTTCCCCAAACACCATTACTGGCCGTATCTGATATCTTCTGAGAGATCCACTTAACGGTTGGTGTTGCATCGGTATGCCATCCTCCAAGCGTACCATTTCCAGAAGGCACATTAGGCTCATCATTAACATCATTGTCATTATATGTAATGAATATAGATAAGCCATCAAGACCAGGTACTCCATCATCACCTCTAAATAGGGACCATGTATAGTCTGTAGCAATACTAGACTCATTAATATCTTCTTTGTTATATGCTAAGCCAATATATAATTTGTCAACTGGATTATCTGTTAATCCTGATCCGTTAATGTCATCTGCATATCTGATCCATGTGTATGTATTTGTACCAGCTTCTCCTGGTATGCCTTTATCACCCTTAGTTAGTGTCCATACATAGTCAGATGCTTCATCAGACTCATCTTCAGTTATCTGATTATATGCAACTCCCATGTAAGCCTTGCCATCAGGAGAGTCAGACATGTTAGCCCCTGCATCATCCTCGGCATACTTAATCCATGTGTATTGCATAATAGCATCAACGCCATCTATACCGTCAGCGCCATCAATAGTCATAATTTCCCATCCAGGAACGCTCATATTATAGATATACACAATACCATTTGTAGTATTTCTATAAGACCAATTGTCTTCTGGATTTTCTGGAGCAGCAACTAGTTCGCCTTTCCATGATATTGATATGCCGCTTTGACCGTCTTGGCCAGTAAGTAGAATTGGTTCTCCCCACACGCCCTCAGTTGGCAATTTAGCTAACTTCTGAGACATCCAGTTTACTTCTGATGCAGAATCTGTATGCCATCCTAATTCAGTGCCATCAGTGCCATCAACTGGCCTTGCTGGTGATGTAAATACAGGATTATTATGGTAAGTAATATATACAGAATTACCATCTTGACCTACAGCACCATCCGTGCCGTCACTACCATCAAGAACCATTAGCTCCCATGCAGTGTTGTTGTCATTTCTTATATAGATCCTTCCATCATCAGAATCCCTGTACGTCCATCCAGGCTCTGGATTGCCAAGAGTATCTGGATTGACTACATCGCCCATCCATATAATTGACTTACCATCTTCACCGTCCTGGCCATCAACTCCATCAACAGTCATTTGGTACCAGACGCCACCTTGGTAAATATAAGAATTGCCGTCTGATGTATTTTTATATGCCCATCCATTTCCTGGGTTTGATGGATGTACCTCAGAATCTCCTTGCCAAACTATTGAGATGCCGTCTCGCCCCGCTGGGCCTAGGCCTGGTGTAGATAAGTTATCTGATACAGAACTAAGTGCTTCTGTACTTATGTTAACTTTCTTATATTCACCATCCTTAAACTCTACTATACTATTACTTACATCATTTTCATCTCTGTTAAATCTCTTAACTTGATTCACGCAAATAAGTGTCTCTGTATCATCATTTACAGATACTGCGAATGACAACCAGTCAGCATCTATAGCAATAATATTAAGTACATTTGCAAGAGTTTCGTCTATTACTATAAACTGCTTGCTGTCAGAGCCATGAATGAGCTCTATGACAGTTTTTACTCCATCAGCCCTTAAAGTCTTTATGGTGTTTGCATTTATTTTATTTTCATCAACAGTAATAAACATTCTTGCCTCTTATTTAAGTCTTATAAAGCCTTTGAGTCGAAAACTTGGATCATCTACATATCTAGTCTTATAGAATACTCCGCCGCCTTCACCTTGATCACCTTTATTGCTTGACATTGTGTTGGCTTCTATAGTTTTAAATTCTACTTGATTAACCTGCTCTATTACTAGTCCAGTGTGTCCGTTAAAGTTCTCAACTGACTCTGCGCTTCGTGTCCATATTGGAATATCTCCCTCACATAAACTGTGTATTCCTAGCTTAACTTGACCAGGAGTTATAACTGTATACTTGAATGGATTTTTCTTTGCATAATAATAGATAGAAGATACTCTTGCTGACCTATATGGAAGAGTTGTATTTTTAATATGCAAGAAGTCACGAGACTCCTTATACATACTATATGTAAATGCTGCACAGTAAGGATAACCGGACCCTAGTCCTGTATTAGATAACCATTCAGTAATTTCGGGTCCGTCATTTTTATTTGTTAACTCTGTTAATCCTTCATACTGATCAGCTATTCTTACAGCATTGTATTGCAATGCATTATCTGAATGACACATAGTGCAGTCTGTCTCAGCATAGACAGTTGATGTAAGCAGTAATGCTAATACTATCAGTATATATTTCATATCATATCCTAAACTGCTATAGCTATAACAATTGATAATCCAAGCAATAATCCTGAGACTAATAATGCTGCTGCTATGTTTTGCTTTTCAAATATCTCTTCATAGATATTACAATTTAAGCCATTAAGAAATCGAACTAACCATGTGCTTGTAAATGTATATATACCAACCTTAACTAATGCTATTGATATGATTTGCAGATAGCTTATTCCATATACAAATGAGATGTATACTAATATAGCAGATATAGCAAGATATATAAAGTTAAATGTATTGTCGCCTAGCTTACTTATAAGTTCTTTCATCCTTAATGTCTCCCTGTTGGCTATTGTACTGTACTATTGCTTTTGGTATCGGATTTTGCGTACTGCCTCTTAAATATGACGCAGCCTCAGGTCCATGATTTAACAGCAAATAAAATAGCCCTGCTATAAAGAGCCAGCCAGCATTACTTCCCCAGCTCCACAACACACCATCTACTTTTTTATGCTTATTTTTTAAGATGGATAAGTCTGCCTGTATGGTTGTTAGCTGTTTTAGCGTCTGAGACTCTAAGCTAGTTACCTTGGTACCAAGGCTTGATATGAAATCATCTGATCTACGCTTAGTAGATAAGCATGTTCTTTGATCGCTCTTCATTTCCACTATCTTACTGTTTAAGTCGTCTTGCCTCTTGTCCATTAGCTCTACTTTGTCTCCTAGTCTATCTAGGACTCGAACTTTTACTCCGAGCTCGGCAACCTTAACTGTTTGAGCCATAAATGATTGCATCATTTTCTTTAGATCTGAAATATCCTGACCAACATTGCTAATGGTTACCGAAATCACATTAGTGCTTGATTCAACTTCTCTAAGCCTCGCATCGAGGTTTTGATATTCTGATTGATCTAATTTATCGGACATATATTCTCCTTATTTAAGTTTCCTTTCCATTGAAGTTTATTGGCTCTTTTGCAACAATTCGACCATATACAGCTAGTAAACCGCCCCCGACCTCAAGTAACATTGAGGCTAGCTCTATAACTTGTTGCAGCATGGCATCGTCGATATCAACTGACGAGCCAGTAGCTCTAGCTATGCATGTAATGATTAATCCCCAGATTGTCTTAGATGCAAATAGAGCTTTGTACTTCATTATATTAATCATAATATCTCCTGCTTGTTATTAACTTAAATTGCTAAACTAAAGACATATTATTTATTGCATATCTGAATTAAATACTCACCAATTCGTGACCCTTAGTTCTCTCTCAATAAAAAAGGGACCTAAGCCCCTTTAAGTTATGATACAGTTACGTTATCGTAAATTCTCTTCCAGTCTACTCCGTCTGAAACAGCCATGCATGCTCCACCAGATTCATCTGTAATGAATATCTGGAATCCAAAATACTTTGTAGCATCTGGTATGCTAGCTACTGTATATTTAGAGAATTCTGTAGGATTTAGCGGCTCCATTTCAGCTCTAATATCATATATAGATACTGTTACGTCAGTCTCATCTGTAGACCAAGTACCGACAGGTACTCTGGATGTGTTATCCATCCAAGCATAGATACCCGGAGCTCCAGTTGGATCATATTCTTCCCACTTAAATAACTTCATAGTATTTGTATCTAGCCAATACTCATTAACCTCTGGCTCTATTGGCATAAACCTCTGCTCATAGTCCCATGCTAGCAATGTATCATAATCTCTTTCTGATATAAACCATGAGGTATCATTAGTTACCCTGTCTCTTTCAAGTCCAAAGTAGCCCTTTGAATTAGCTGGAAATAAAATAAAGTTCTCATTAATAATGTCATCAGTGCCAGTCCAGTTCCACTGATCATCAACTGTCATTATTACATCTTTAGATCCTGTCTCTCCACTGAAGCCTGACACGCAACTAACAAGCAATGAGTTGTCGAACCGGCTATTAGTATTGTCAGTTAGCGGTATATTAACTCTAAGCTCAAGTCCTGATATAGTGTACCAGTTATGGTTACCAGAAGCATCAATGGATGCTGTTAATATGCAGTTTCTTTTATTAGTTGACTCACTTACTTCTGGTACTACAATAGAATCATACTGAGAGTGTCCTGCAGACATATGTAAAGCTATCTTATCTGCAACGAAAGATTGAAGTCTTGACAATGGAACGGGTCCGCTAGTATTTGCTCCAGGATCCGGGACATTCAGTTCCGCATAAGGAGAAGCTCCGCCTTTTAATGGATGGTAATATGTATCTGTATCTGTTTTTCTTAACAGCCCAGTTAAGTCCCCATTAAGAGTTGTAATCCAGTCGTTTACAAATTTCTTATGCACTAACTCATAGTCTTCGGGATTACCACCTGATCCTGCAATTTGATTAGTAGGATCATAGTATGCTGATGCTAAGTACTTAACTTCACCAGTTACTGTTTCTTGTATTTGTCCACCTACAGCTGTTTTTAACATATATCTAGCATCGAGCTGAGACTTATTCATTGCCTTACCGGGATCAGTTCCGATATCACCATCAAGTAGGGCTACTGAGAACTTCTGTGTACTAGATCCAGCAAGCAATGCATTCTCTACATGTACGTGGTTCTCGTCATGCTCTTTTGACTTTAATCCATACCTAGCGTCAGCCCATGCCACAACATTCCTTGTTCCTCCATTTTCAAGATGCGAAAAACCAAGAATATTATCAACCTTAACCTTGTCATAGTAATTTGTAGCTGCATTATTTATTGTAAGAACATCTGTTAAGCCCAGAGCTGCAGAGCTGTTAGTTTTTTGAGCAGATGTAATTCTACCATATGCATCTACTGTAACTAAGTTTGACTCGCCTGTCTCTAGCGAAGGAATTGCCTTTAAGTTAATGTGCTGTCCGTCTGCTTCTAGTTCAGATCCCGCTTGCCTGAAATATTCACTCCACAAAAAATGACCAAGTTTTTCAGAGTCTAGTCCTGAGTACTGTACGTTAGTAGATGACAATACTGTTTCTGCATCTATTTCACTAGATAAATTTAGCCCTGGTATGCCTTCTGTTATGCCGTGTCTGTGATATGAGACTGGCTTCCATGCACCGGCAGATGATTTTATTTTAAGAAGGTCTATTGATGTATCAAACCATGTTACACCAGCTCCAGTGTCGAGGAAGCCATCATCAGCTGGCGCTCCCATTGATGCCGCACTAGCCTGGTTATTAATGGCTCGCTTGAGCGTGTTGTCAATTAAATTGAAGTTAACATTTAAGTTAAGCCCCCATGTACCAGGATTTTCTCCTAACTCTAATAGATCTAGTTGTATGAATGTTGTTTGTGTAGACATTTAACGCTCTCCTTATTCTTCATCGGAATATTTTATGCAAAATTCATCTGATATCTTGTTACAATAGCTGCACGATAAACAGTCTTTATCACAGTTCCCAACCTTTTCTATAAAGTCTACTGGAAAATCAAAGCCTTTTAGGTAATACGTATCTTTTAAGCTACTAGGAGCATCAAGAATCTCTATTAGATTTGTAATAGACTTTTTATTAATGTATTGATGTAGAATTTTTAGTAATATTTGAGTATCTATCATCTTGCCAGATATCTTAATTATATCAGCCATCCCGCTGTACCTGTCTTGATCTTCTGGCCTAATAAACGGAGTCTTAATTATGTCCTCTGGATGATCTGCCCATATCTGCAAGCAAGACTCATTTAAGTTATCAGAGTCTATGTCTCCATACTTACTCGACATCAAGGACGAATACATTAGCCACTCTTCGCTCGTATTTGAGCTACAAGATATGTTTATATCATGATTGACCTTAAATGGACAATGAAGTAAACATCCCTCATTAGCCAATAGCTCCACTTTCATTTCAGGATATCTGTCTCTAACATAGCTACATAGGTCACCTAGCTTACCTAGCTTCCTATTTAGAGATCTATCCAATATGATCTTTTCTGGAACAAGGCCAGCTTTAATGGCATCTAAGTGTGACATGTACTGGTTAAGCTTTTCTATAGAGTCAATCTCACAGTTAATTGAAGGAATAAGTGTTAAGTGTTCTGTAATTTCAGAATTAGCTTTACATAATGCTTTGATGAAATAAAAATCTAAAAATAATATTCCATCAAGCAGGCCAAGCTTAGCCCATCCAACAAGCAAGTTAGATAGCCCTATTAAATATCTCTCAGAAAACTTATCTGGAGAAATAAACCTACCATTAAGCGTAACGTATCTCTTAATAGATGGATCTAGACGCTTTAAGCTTTTTTCAATCTTAGCTAAGTCAAACTTACATTCTTTCCTTGCGTCCAGACCGAACTCTAATCCTAGCGAGAAATGAACTGATTCCATCTTATCGCTAATTGAGTTCAGTTTATCAATATAGGCTTTTTCAAATTTTAATGCTATGTCGTATTTCATAAAACTAAACTTTCTATTACATTTCCTGTAAACTTAAATTCATATCCACTAAGCTCATAGTTCCCTATAAATAAATTATCCTTAAGTCTTATTTTAGAAACGCCAGTCTTATCCGAAGAGAAGATAAACTGGACATAGCCCTGTTTGTGATTCCAGCCTATTCTATCGCCTGGCAACTGAACGTGCCCAAGCAAATCTCTCAACTTAATAGATGTTATATTCTTAGAGTACCCTATGTTGTCTGGATCGTTAATTGATACACGACATAACACTCTTGTGTTAACAGGAACTCTGTATGTAAGCAAGTCTTCTTCTGCTGCTACGATTTCTTTACCAATTACATTATCGCTACTAACTTCATAAAAGTTAGCTACCACAGATGGCCTTGTTTTTATTTCACCTTCCTTCGTATATACTAAGTTTCTTATTTCTTTACCAAACTCATCTAAGTCAAAGCCCCAGTCCAGCAAAACAGAGTCATCTAGCTCGTAGTCATCTGTTTGAGCATTTTTATCGTCTGAAACTATACCAATATCCGCAGTAACTGCATACTTACTTTTTGAAACATGAGCTGCGTGCTCTATATATCTATATGTTTTATCTACATTAAGAAAAATCATTTCTACCTCTATTTAAAATGGAAAATACTTTAAGTGCTCTTGCCATGCACCAATAAGCACAACTTCAATAGCTCCGCCAACAGATCCATATCCAGAGCTTTTCTTTCCTCCATATATGATTCTAGGCTTATATGGTCCAGCTGTCCAGTCTAAAAATTGAGCCTTAAATGACTTTACTCCCCATCCAGACTCCTGGAAGAACTGATAACTTAAATGAGGTATTGCCATAACCCTAAAGTCTCCTATCGGAACTCCATTCGCTGTACCATAATCACTCATAAACTGCTGCGCCATAGCTGTACAGTCTATTGTAACCTTAGTGTCCCATACTAAAGAGAAAGATGAAACATAGTAATAATCATAGTAAATGGGAGCGCCAAGCATATTACATTGCTGTGCGCGCTCTACCAGGCCTTTTATTATATTGCCAGGACCATTAGTTCTAACAGGTATTGTGTTAGGTATATCATTTTCAGATCCATGGAATCCTTCTAGCTTATCAGCATCTATTCCTAATTGATCTGGATTGGTGTCATTATGACCAGCATACTCCTCTGTCCAGACTCTATAAGACGAAGCTGGTGACGATGCGATATCTGGAGTATGATTAAGTCCGCCCTGTATTAAAGTTCCTCCAACAAAGTCACCTTCATAATTTACTCTTAGTACATCGCCTGTTCCTCTGCCCAGCGCTCTACCATCAGTAGGCGCATCAGTAGTTTCATCTAAATTGTTTGTTGGGTTTAAGTAAAAGAACTGATTTCTATTTACAAGATAGGCTGCAGATAGCTTCTTATTTACGTACGCATCTTCATTAAGCCTTGTATCGCCTTGAACTGTAAGCTTGCCTTGTATTTCAACATCTGCGCATAAGGACACTAAGTCTTTTTTAAGCTCTAGTACAGTAGAGTAGCTACCGCTAGCAGCTCGATGTATAAACTTCATAATCGCGTTATCTGTTTGACCAAACTCTAAAGTGAGATGCTTTTGATCACTTGCCACTCCATAGCTACCCATAAAGATCTTGCCTGTTGAGTTTCCTGACCCAGCACTCCAGCTCATAACAGCTCTAGTCCAGTCGTGCTCATTAAACCAAGCATCACCGTACCTTTTAGCATACGTTTTTTGTATAAAGGACAGGAAGCTTCTTATTTCCTCTACATGAGCAGCTCTGATTGGAGTAACGTTACCTACCATCTGCTCTTGATTAAAAGCTGTTTTGGTGTCAGTAGATGGATCATCAGCACTACGCTGTAGTATGTTAATCCAACTTACACCGTTAAACTGAAATGTTAAATTGGCTCTCCTGTGATCCCCTGGAGTAGCTGGATCTAACAGTCCATTAACATCCTTTTCTATTGCTACGTCTCCCCACTGAGGAGTCTCGTTGATAGCTGCATTAATTTCAGTATCTAATGTAAGCTGAGTTGTTACATCAGTTAATCCACTGACGTAATATGTTTTTGAGCCTCTAGACATTATGTTCTCCTTATTAGCTTAAGCTGTAATTCTACTATGTTAATAAGCTATTTACTTAAAACTCTTCCGTATTTTTACTTACCTCAATTACAAACTGAGTTGTAGCATCCAAGCTTGAGCTTACAGCTTTCTCTATTTTTGCCAAATAGTCCTTTGTAAGACTACTTACTTCTAATGTAGAGCCATCTATCTCCATAGCCCTTTTGCTAGAAAGAGACTTGGCGCTGACCGTTGCAATTAGTACGTCGTTTGTCGGAAGTAATATATTTTCTTGCATGATATCATTGTAAAATATATCAGCTGAAGCTTTACTTGCTAACTCCTTATCATCTATTACATTACCTTTTCTTCTTACATCAGTGAAATTTGATATGCCTAACTGTGTACTGGTAGAAATACCAATAATAGCTACATGATAACAGTTGTATTTCAATATAAAAGCATCGTATTCCTCTATAGAGCCAAACGCTCTGCCTTGTCTAAATACAGACTGCTCTATGTTCGGATCATCCGTCTTGCCAATTATGGCAAAAAATACACCTAGTTCAGTTTCTTGAGGATTTGGCTTCATGTAAATACTAAAATAATGATCTTTTCCTACCTCTACTGAATTTAAATTTAAAAACCTGAATTTATAGTATTCATTTTTTACTAAATAGCTTGATGTTATAACGTCACTATCTGTTATTGTAATCGGTAGCTGTATTACGCCCTCGTTATTCCAGTCGTCTGCTAGTATAAAGTATACGTTATTATAAATAGTTCCAGCTAGGCTAGAGTTAGTGGTAAATGCATACTTAAGTTCTCCTGTATAGTAATCGTGTATAAATATATTAGTCTTATCGATAGCAGCTAAGTCTGGCACTGACTGTGTTTGTATGAAGTTGTCAAACAAAACCTTGCACTTTTTTTCTCTTATTTCCTCAAGTCTATATTGTGTCATTGGGTTTTGAATATAAAATTCTGGCACCTCATAGCTATATGTTATACCTGAATCCTCTGAATCTACTTTACTAAATTTCACATTACGAATACCCAAATACCAACTATCATCAATATTCGCTATTGGCGATTGAAGTAATTTTATATCATGATCATACTTAACATAAAGTTTCCCAATATGAGATGTATTTAGTATGCCATCTTCTGATATCCTATATTTCCTATCAGGAATGTCATAAGGGCTACGAATTACATCATCCCATGATATCTCACTAAAGACAGGGGCAAGACTAATTAACCGCTTTACGGTTTTATTGTCAGATATAAATTCAATAAAGAATACTTTTCCTTGCTTATTCATGAAAATAACTGTCTTGCCGTTATTTACTTCTACTATATATTCACTTCTATCCAGTGCTTCGCCAAGGTTATCTGTGATTTTAATTGAAAATTCACTTACCTGCTCATCTAGCACCAGCTTATGAAAGATAGGAACCATTGCATTATGTGTCATTGAGTACTTAGATACGTTAGTTAATAAAAATCTATTTCCTCTTAGCCCAAACGATGGACCATCTTGCTCCTCGAATACGAGCTCACTAGTTGGATCCTCTACTATATTCTCATTTATTGTTAGGAAGTCCTGAGGTAATTTATCTCTATAGTCAATGTCAACATAGTACAAAGGAACAACAGATGCTGGTATTTTATTGCCTTCAGATATGTATGTTAGGTCTACGCATGTACTTGGAATCTCTAAGTCAAATCTCATATTAACACCTTAATCTGCATATACCGCTGTTGTAGGCTTCTGTTGGTCTGATAAGTATTTTAATATATCAGAAAGTAGCGATGTGACACTATACGCACCTCCTACAGCAAAGTATCTGTCATTTGTATTTGGTACTACCTCATTCTTAATATCAGACAAATATATTATATCTGGTCTTGATGTAGCATAAAGTATTATATCATAAAATACAGGACTATATGCAGCTAATTTATCGTATATAACGCTCTCATTTTTTGAGATAGGATCACCGGCAGAATATTTAACTGGATCGAATGCTGCAAACGGCCTATATTTAGCCATAAAGCCTTTACTTGTCATAAGTAGTGAAGACTGCATTGCATACGTTTTAACACTTCCAGCAGGATCGTAGGGCGTGTAAGTGATAGAACTATCAGCAGCATCAGGCTTTAGCTCATCAGGAACACTTGTAAAGTAATCACCACCACAGACAGGCAGTCCGAACCTAGAAGCATCGTCTAAGCTGGAGTCTTCTATATATAAATCATATGTATTCCCTATACAAAACTGACATGTAGATACAGAACACAATCCGTCATTTGTATATGCATGTAGACATGGAGCTTTTACTGTCCAAAATTTATCTTGATCTAGCGGCATACTGGTTGCGACATTAAATGCAAGACTTTGATACTGATAGCATTCCTTGCCACTGAGTAAGGAGATGCTATATATCTCTAGACTAGAAATTGTATTAATTTTAATGTGATCTATAAAGCTTCCACCAGTTATTACGTAAGTCTTTTCTTTGGTGAAGCTAGACTCATCTAGTGGTATGTTGGTATTTGAAATTCCATCATTTACACTTAAATTGCCTCTTCCTCTAAAATTGACAACTAGATAGTAATCACTACTCGTGTCTGTCATTAGCTGTACTGGTATATTAAAGTCTTTATCTACAGAGAGATACTCGTTTGTCTTACCTGTACCTTTAATGTAAGACGTACATGGAGCTTCAAGCCCCGTGCCTACATCTCCGTGGTTGTTGGCGCCATATACTGAATGTATGTGCTTTAACGTTCCTAGTTTATTTATCGGCCTATATAAATCTCCCATCTTGCCTATAGCTCCAGCAAGATTGTGAAGCATTTTTCTATCTTTAAAGTTACTTTCATCGACTAAATAGTCTGTGCCATTACCAAGATAAGACTCAAGCACGTAATAGGATGCTTGTATATAATTAAATATACCATTCAGTTTAGCTGGAGACGGAGATTCGCCTCTGTAAAATGTTATGTCAACTGGTAGTAGTGTTTGAAATGACTGACTGTCTGACATTGTTTTCTCCTTAAGCTAATTTCTCAGCTAGCATAATGAATGGATTTATAAAGCCCCACGCATTTTCTTCATAGTCTTCATTAATTACATGTACTGGAAGTATATCTCCTGATGTAATCATTGCATCAAATGTAGCTTGACTTATATTGCCGTCAATCAGTGCTATATGTGGCTCTTTACCTTCATATGAATTAAAGCTCGCCTGGGCTGCCCATGAATACACATCAACAATAGTGTCTTCAGAAACAAGCTTTTGCTCTAGCAGTAAATTCCCATCAGGCCCCTTTATATACTTATTGGAAGTAATAGGACATCTATCACTTTCATCTAAGAGATTATGATTAGCTGGCTTTGTGCATATCCCAGAGGATCCGTCAGTATCATAATACTTAGAGTATTTACCTTCCTTAAATAAACACTTCTTTCTTATTGGATCGGAGTATCGACATGTATATGTACAAGCATTTTGCTTATATGGATTATCTAAATATTCAGAAACTGTATAGTATCCAAATGAGCTAAGTGCTGTATTCTGACTTTCAGTTTCAGAATCAGTAAGTATAAACTCATATTCTGACTTAATATAATTAGTGGTGCTTATAGATACTTCATTGGATTCGAGATGCATAAAACTATTGCCATCATCAAATATTGCTTTAACTGCAACGTCTACTGAACTACCTGTTATTAACCAATAACCTATGATATTGTCGTATGCAGGAATACTATCTTCAAATTCAATTATCGTGCCATCTGTTACCTTAGCTCTGTAAATATCTAGTACATCGTTAGGCAGTGTTCCTTTCGTATACCCTAAGCTTTCTGCTGAATAACTTCTTACTGGAGTAGACACTTGCATGGACATGTAATCTGGCAGACTGCTAATAAACCTAGCAATATCTTGCTGACTGTTTTTTATATATAGATTCTTGAAGTCAAATAAAAATGATTCATTTCTTGATATCGACACAGGTTTCACAAATGAGCTATATACAATATTTGAACCACCTTTGTTTCGATTCATTAGTTTCACATATGCTACTTTTCTACCTTCTACATCATATGTTTCAAGGCTAGTTTCTGATGCATAACTTTCCTCTATTGATGCTTCGAAGTCACGGGCAAACAACTTACCAAGAATTGGATCATCTGATGTTATGAAATATAAATAGATTTCATCTGTCATTTCAGTATGTATATCGTAAGGTATGCTAATTTTATTTCCACTCACCCACTCTTTCTGAAGATACCAGCCAAATCTATCTCTATCTATAAAGGCATTAGCTGTTACCTCTCCGTTGATGCCAGTGTATGCCTCATAACTCATAGCTCCACTTTCTAAAAACTTAACATCTTCACTAACGGAGCTCAGCTGAAACTTAATCTTAGCATCCTTCACTGGCATATTATCAATGCCACTCATCTTGGCTGTACATCTAACTGAATCCAATACCGATGCTTCTGTTCTATCTACATCTATAGTTAGGCCAGTAGGTATAACTATATTTACCCCATCATCTGTTTGTATTGTGCCGCCTGCGGATCCGGCATTATGCAAAGCAATAAGCCCGTTATTAAACCCAATTGCGCTAGGAAGTATATTAGCATGAGCATATACGACATCATTAGAGTTGAATCTTTCAAGTTGAGAATAAACAAGTACAGGACTAACATCATAGCATACAAATACATTAACATCTTTATCTGTTACATTATTAAATACCATTGTGGAAGAAAAGAATCTATACTCACAATCATCACAACTAAGATTATTCAGCTCAACACTCTCTTCTATTACTGGGTATTCTCCAATGGCCATAATGCTGCCTTTATTGGCGTATGCTGTGCCTATATTTAAATCTCGTACTTGTATCTTGTCTCCACTTAAGATTACGATAGATACGTCATCGTAACTTACTAATGTTATCTTGTAATCTTTCGTGGGGTAAGCTGAGAATGTTGCCTCTAAATTTGATCTAAAAGACAAGTCTTCATTTTCTATAAATTCTACGAATTCCCATGTCTTTTCGTAAGATATGTATCCTGGATACTTAAATTTTAAAGTAAACGCCTGAATACTTTTTACATCTATATCGCTGTCTACCTCACAATAATAATGTCCCAACCAAGGATTAAACAATACCTCTTTTCTAATAGTACTATTGGACCAATTAAACTTATACCTATTAAAATAAACAGACCCTGCGTTAAACAAAGGACATATCATACTGTTTCTTGCGATAAGCCTATTTAGGGATATATCATCACTAGATGACACTCCACTGCTATACAGCCAGCTAGGTATGTTTGACATGTTATTATATTTTGATACATCTATATTACTCTTAGCTGCCTGATCTTTATTGATTAATGACTGAGAGTCCCACCTTGATGGAGTTAGCCATTTGTTGTCATTGCCATAAAACATCTCCGATAGTTCAGCTAGGCCATTACTGCTAAGCTGTGAAACCATATTAAACTCTAAGTCAAATCTCATGATGGCATTGGCCCCTGGAAGGATTCTTCTGTCATTGCATATACTTTATAAATTTTCATTAATGAACCTCCAACTATGCTTATGTTACGAAGAAACCCGTTGACATTAAGTATTTCTCCTGAGGAGCATTCTCGTATATCGATACATACTTCTCTGTCCCATAGATCTACAAACACATCTACCGTTCCTTCATCTTTAAACATAATTATTAAGCTAGAAATTAAATCCTCAGCTAGCTCCCTATTAAGGTATACTCTATTAGAATCATCATCTTCGTCGTCAACTCTTTCTCCTTCATAATGATCGCTAATCCACTGAGAAGTTTCACCCCATAGTACCTGGTCTGTTATATCAGTATAGCCCTCTGGCACTGCCTGAGTGCTAATTAAAGGAGTAGGAATACTAATCATACTTACAAATTTTTCTCCATCTATTTTGTTAATAGTCTTTTTATAGTACGGGTTAGTAGTAAGCGTAGTTGTTTCCTTATCGTAAAACTGTATTACCCCATGAGCAACTAAGTGTATTGATGAGGGCTCGCCTATGATATAAATTGTACCTGTTGCAAAATTAAGCAAGATGATCTCATCACCATTATTTAATGTACAGTTTCCTGAAATTACCTCAGGAGCCGAGTTTTTAAATACAGATCCATCTCTTAAGTTAGCAGTATATATAAACGGATTGGCTGGCATATGAACCATTGAACCTTCAAATGAAAGCGGTATTTCTCCTATCAACGAAGGCATGGCAATAGCAGAAGATAGCTGCTGCTCATTCATGCAGTCTGAGCTAGATAGGTTTAATATATCTATAGAAAAATACTTAGTAGACATATACTCTACTATGCCAGTGTTGTTATTATAGCATCTCCCACCGATAAAATAGATAACGTTATTGTATATATTTACTGACTGTCCATCAATTAATGTAGAGTCTACTTGATACTCCGTGGTTGGATGACCGCTAGCGCTATGTGTTGATATGTCTATCTTATAAATCTTGTTGTAATTGGCTGCAGACAATCCTGTTTTCGCAACTAAAAATAAATCATTTCCACTTATGGAATAATCAAGTATATATGTATTTATATCTATGTCTGATAATAATCTTAGCGTTACAGAGTTAGTGTCTAGATTTACCTTGGCTATAGTTATGCCGTTAACAGGACTAGCTGTTCTTGTGACAACGACTAAGGTGTTAAAATTCCACAAAATCGCTTTATTATTAAGCGGTGTATCTAGGTTCTTAAGTCCTAGCGTACTTGAATACCCAGCACTTGAGCTTGCTATATCTAGAGCTGTAAAGTATTCTTCTATCTCCAATGTGCCTATATTTATCTTGGCTGCAGATGGAAACAGTGCCTGATTACCATATATCATATATATATAATTATCCCTCACTGCCATTGCTCTAATGTTAGGATCCGGTAGTCCAAGCCCTGATATATCTCTATAGAAGTAATTGTTCTTATCTAATGGATCTTTTTTTATTATTATCTGACTCATTACTTATCCTTAATGCATCGATTCGCATACCCACAGAACTTACATTCTATATCACCAAAAGGCTCTTTCATATATTTCTCAACTTGCCAGTCTGATAATATGCCTAGTTTATTATATGTTGAAATGTAGTTAGATGGATATACTAGCTGATACTCCTTAGGAGGAATTTCTTTCTTCGATATAAATGATAATAAAGTGACGTATCTACTTAATATATCATCTACACAAAAGCTCTCATCTACAATGCCGTCGATAACTGGATACATTTTTCCATCTCTTGGCACTATTGATACTTCAAATTCTTTTATTTCACAAGTATCTCTTCTTATATACATAAGGATAAACTTATCTATAGTGTCCTTATATGCGTAACAGTATACTATTGTTTGTAGTAAGTTCTGCCATTTAGGAAATGGCTTATTCCACCTGTCTCCATAAATTCTACCGTATGCATACTTATTGCTTCCAATACTCTTAACTTCTAGGCCAACTTTCTTGCCATTCTCATCTAAGATTATAGCATCAAGCTTACCGCTGATCTTGTATTTTTCAGAGAAAAACTTAACATTCCTGTCAAATAAACTACCTTCTTTCTCTAAAGTATCAAGAATAAGGCTTTCAGTATAATCTCCCATACCGAAGATCAACTGCTTAGTTAAGCTAAACTCGGCCTCTTCTGGTAACCCAAGACAGCTATAATAGGCTGCCCTCAGACATTTCCCCTCTAGCTTTATATATGAACGCTTGCTAACTGGAACTGATGATTGAGTTGGATAGAATCTATCGATATGCTTTCTTGGTTCCTTTGCATCTTTAATAAAGTGTCTTTCTAATAGCTCCTTTATCATACTGTCTCTTCATATTCTACCATCTCTCTAATGGCTGCAAGTTCTCTGTTAACTATTCCAGTGAATATTTTAAATTGAAACTTATACATACTTATATTATACGCATCCTCTAGTACTAGTAAATGTGAAGCAAGCGCATCGAGAATTACATCATCTTCTGTTGCCAACTCTAAATCTATAATCTTTTGTTTAAATCCGTTTAGGACTTGAGTTTTAATGCTATTGATAACAAGGCTGCTATCTGACATAAATACTTTACTTACATAGTAATCATCATTAGTCATGTCTTATGTTGACAGGTAGATATCTTTTATAGCCGGTGTTATATATCTATTTGTCGTCTCCATTTCTATTTTAGAGGATATGTATAAATTTTCATTATTGCGATTAAATATTAACTGAGAATGCTGAATCTTATTATACCTAAATAGGTCGTCACTTGTTGTATCCTGCAACAGTAACTTTCTCTTCGATGTGTCGCCATCTAGTGTAAAAAAGGACTCGTTATCGAATATATACTTATAGTTTAATTGTTCATCAGTGGCATTCTCTAGTCCAATTAATGCTTTTACTGGCATGAATGTTAATAACCTGTTAAACATTACGCCAATAGGCCTTCTAAAGAATGAGGATCTTCTATACTTAACCTGTAGCTTTACCTTGCTGGTTCTGCTTGGGCAAACTTTTATTCTTCCAGAATTTGGCTCAATGGAAAATGTACCAGGAACAGATACACCAGAAGTTAACTGCATTTTATATGGTTCAACTTGAGACGTATCACTAACTTCGATAGAAAGAGGTATGAATGATTCATTAAGGAACAGCGTTGTAACTCCGCTGACTTGAAATACTCGAAGAAGTTTATCTTCTATGTCTCCATTAGTATCATATTCTGGTAAACCTGAGAACATGTATGCGAAATTAAACGGATACAAAGGATCTTCTTTTATATCCGACTCTCTTGACATGTCTGATACAATCTCTTTACCCATCTTGAAATCTATGTCTTTCTCGTGTACATCTATCATTGAGATACCTTTCTTCATCTCAATCTTACCCGTGCGCTCTCTGCCGTTTATTAAGCATTCATTACTGCCTATATCTATTAATACAGCATCATCTGTAATGTTAATCATACTCCTCCAGTACGTACCAATTTTAGTCCAATTCTCAAAATGCTGACCATAGTAACCTGATCCAACTTCATTAGTTTCAGCATAGTCTGAATTTAGTCCATGTAAAACTAATGCATGATCATAATTTATATTCCATAAATCATCCTTGCTTGGATCCATGTCAATTTGATAAAAGCTTTTTCCTGCTATATCTACCCTTGGATAATCTACATTGCGACTACTAAGCCCGCTAAAGCTCTCTGAGTGCCTAAATTTATGAACAGATACGTCTAACGATTCCCCTTGATCTATTCTGTTATAAGCTAGTATGTCTGGATTATTGGATATTGATACGAGATTGGTAGACTTTGTAATAGAGTCATCGCTAAGCTGAGTATATGAAAGCCCTATATTCTCTATGTTAGATGCGTTGTTTATTTTAATTGGACTAGACTCAAATTGACCACACTTTGAAAATTGAATCCTCTTAAATACCTCTACTGAATCTAGTTGTATAGCAAACGGCTTATCTGTATTCGTATTGATATAGTTTAATTCAATTGATATTATATTAAACTCAATTGGGCTAAAGTTTACCAAAATCTCTGAATCGTAAAACTCCTTTTCATACACCTTAATAGTGCCATTAAATAAGGAGAGCTTTATTTTTGTAGATTCATTTAGAAATCTAATATAAATCATGTTAGCTGTAATAAGATCTATGTTAATGTTAGTGATTACGCTTACGAGTTTGTCTTGACTAGACACCTTTAGTGCCAGCGGATCCTTAAGTGGTACAGAGTTGATCCTACTAGAGTTTGTAAAGTCTATACTTCCGCTGGAATATGATCTAATAAATGCGCTTCCGTCATACATCTCAGTTGCATTAATAAAAAATGGTAAACATATATAGTTACCAATTTTCCCAACTACAGACTTACTGGTCTGATTAGAATAGCTAGGCGGTATATAAATACATGACATGCTAGTTATCTTAGCAACTTCATTGTTTAATTCTTGAGAATCATTTAATATCCTTGTAGATAAATTAAGATAAGCTTTTGATACATCTTCATAGTCATTTATCATAACTGACATTGTCTTAGCTGCTATTTGGAGCCAAGATATAATATCTTCAGTATTCTTGTTATGGCTTAAAGTAGACGTCTTGGCCCTGTATTTTATACTGGGAACATTACTTGTATCTATCACTTTTTCTAATGCGTTTATTGATGAGTTATATATATCAATAAACCTAGGACAATCACTGTTTGCTATCACTGAAGACTTAAACTTTTCCTCCATGATCTTTCTGAGCATTAATGTTTTCATAGTAACTCTACCTTGTATTCATTGCAAATTGGTGTGTAGAACACTTTACCTTCATTAGATTCATTGTCTTGATATTCATACTCAAAGCAAACCTTGATACCGTTTGGTAGCGTAGGAAGTCCCTGTAACTCAATTCTATTTAAGTCTACATTATTTGGTACGTAGTTGTCAATGTTAACAGCTGGCGTATAATAAACTAAATAGTCCCAGTCTATGCTGTAGCTAGAATTATCTATCTTTATCGTGTATCTGTCTATTACTTTGAAGCTACTGCTTTCTAATTTCTCTAGCTCGCCTTCATATAAGTTTATGCCTGCTAAATTGAGTGTTGTTAAATTGGTAGCAGATGAATTCTGAGTAAACCTCCATCTGAAATAACAAAAATAACAATCATTATCTGTCTTGAATGCTTTCAAGCTACCATTCCACTCTGGATTAGTTAAAGATTCTTCTTGTATTGTAGTCCACTTAATACCATCGTTCGATCCTTCAAATAGCCACGCTGATGGATTATATGAATAGTCTCCACTAGCTGCATTGAAGTGAGGTGAAAATGTGTATTGCTTAGGACACACAGGCTCGCCAATGTTACCAGACTCAATTAGCCAACAGCTCATGCCGTCCACATCTGACTTATTTTCTATTACAGAATATGTCTCTCCTAGGCTGTCAAATATATTCATGTGTGATGGAGTAATTACTTCTATATCAGAATACTTCAAGGCTATAACACTAACACCATCACCTGAAGGAATAAAGGCAGGCCTTGTAGCTGGAAGAGTTATAGTTGGCACTTGCTGAGTTCTGTTGTCGTGTAAATAAGGTGCATATTCTAAGCTTAACTGGCTAGCTGGAACTGAATTACTCAAGAATGCCTTGTTGTTAAATATAACTATTGAGTTGAGAGGATTGGCATGCCTGATTATATTATATGTATTTCTGCTATTTTTAAGAATAAGACCATTCATCTTAACGATAATGTCCTTCTCTATATCCTCATGATAAGGAATGAACTTGAGAACAGATGCAAAATTTACGTTCTTATCTATTATACATCTAGACGTCTCTAATACCTCTTTGTCTATATTAGCTGTATCATTTATGCTTACATTGTAAGGGTGATCATCTCCACAAGTAATGTGGCCTCCAACCCATGCTTCTACGGTGCTTATGTCAGCCGGCTGATGTGTAAGAGAATACTTATTGCTACTATTTGTATTAATCCATTCTGTACTAGTCTTTGTGTTAGGCAATAGGTTTCTGTTCATTAATATCTTTATTCTTACTGCTGAAACATCTATGTCTCCTCTGAGTCCCATGTTTGCGTTAGATAACTGTAACAGTTGTCCGCTTTTAATTCGCACCCATCTAGATCCATTGTCAGCGCTAATGAAATAGCTTATGTCTCTATTGGATTCCTCTTGGCTTCTAAATGCAATAGTGTTTATTGTAGAGCTACTAGTGAATGCTCTCGATATATACTCGCCTGTAGATTTATATGTTGTCTGCTTAATTGATATTTCTCTTACGCCTATCATATACCTATTCTTATTGCCAAAAATTGACTTAACAACATGATAGGTAGTTTGAGAAAATAAAACCTTTACAAATCTAGCCCTTTGAGACTTAAATCTAATGTAGTAGTCGGCTTTATTTACATCTACTACACGAGGAGCATTGATCCACAGCTCTCCGTCGAGCGATACTAATATGCTTTCTATCTTAGGATATAACATTCCGTCTTCAGCAAATGTCTTTATATACACTCCATTTGCTACATTCTCACTTGCAAGCCTTAGTGTCACAGACAGTCTTAAAGTAGGAACTTTCCATGAATTTGAGACAATTTCATATTCTAACATGCTAGTACTGTTGCCATTTAGCATTGCAGTGACATCATTATTCTTGTTGTTTTCTAGTGAATTACCAAGATTACCATTAGACTCAGATCCAAGTATTACGCTTGAAACATCCAGCGACTTAGTTGATTGTATTGGTAGTGATAAGTCACCATTTTGAGTATCAATATTTAAATACTCATCAACAGGAAACTCTAAGTCATTAAAGTCATTAGATGTAAATGACTCTATGATTACATTATTTTTAAGTATATTGCCTATATTAATAGCTTTAGCTGTGTTATACATTGACAGATATTTATCAAGAACAATGTCTTCCATTACAGATGACATATTATATAGTACATTGCTATCAGAAAAGGCATTTAAGATATTACTGTGAAGCAAATCGCTTGTGCTTTTAATTGAATTAACGCTTTGCTCTATATCATCCATAAAGATTAAGCTTCCAAGTTTTGCCATATTAAATTATCCCTAAAGTGTAGTCAAATACCATTGGAGTCTTATAGGACTCATCAATTGAACTCATTTCTATTTGCCCAGTTATAGATCCAACAAACGGAATTAGCCCACCAGTACTAGCATCTATATTCCTTATTGCCAGGTGTACCTTTCTGTTTTCATCCATATAGTAAATGTAGTAAATGTTGCTTGCTGCCTGTATCCACTTCTCGCCCACTGTACTACCAATCATGTCCGCTATATTACTAATGTCTACTCCATAGAATATAGAGTGCGTATCTTTCATGAAGTACTCGCTTATCGTAACACTCTTAGTATTTATAATATAATTAGATCCAGCTTCTACCATTTTTTCAGAATTAAATGTTAATACAGGGTCGGTGTTTTTAATATTATAGTCTTCATTAACTGGAAACCTAGGCTTGTATATTGCGGGCGCATATTCAATGTTACCATAAGATTCATTGTAGTCTACGCTATCTGGAATAACGTGTTCAAAAATCAATGGAGTGTCAGCAGATTGATCTTCTGTGTATTTTATCCATGACGACCCAATTCGCACATATAGCTCATCAATACCTCTTACTGTGCCGTAATCTCCATCGTTAGCATCTAAGTGAAGTGAGTTAAGTAGGCTCATGCTATTTTCTGTATATGTAGTTCTATCTGTAAGTATGTCAGTTGGAAGCATTGGAATAACAGCTCTGCTTGTATCTGTCTCTGCTATTATATTAAACTCTAAGCTTGACTTAGGTATGCTTACTTTCGTAGCTTGATCTTCTTTGCTTTCACTATAGTCTATTCTATTTGGCTTATACTCTGGCATCCTGCATTTAGAGTCAACTGTTACTGTGTTTATTCCATCTACAACTAGAGGATCAAATGCTAATGATCCGTGTCTTTCATACTCGTTTATATATGCTGTTATATCACTTAGCTTAAAATCATACTTATAATACAAGCTACCATTATCAGACTGTATATCATAGTCGTATTGACTGAGCTCTGTCTTAAGTTGATTTAGTCCTCCTTCACATACAGTGACGTGTCCTATCCTGCCATCATAAGTATAAGGACTTATTCTCTCTGAGCTAAATCTATTTCTGTCTATAGTTGAACTATTGACTCCAAGCTTATATGAGCTAATATCCATATATCTTATAAATGAAACTGGTTCCAATATATCAAAATTAACATCAAGCATAAGAGATGGGTATTTTACATCTATATTACTAATAGATATAAGCCACTTATTGCCTACTCTTAAGTTCATGCCGCTGTAAAAATTAACATTCAGTCCTATGGCTATGTTATCCTCTATGAGTAAGCTTGTCTGTGAATCTACATTTGCAACAAAAACATCAGACCAATCAAATCCATTTGTAGAGCCAATCAGTGACACGCTAATTATACCATTAGCATTACCTCTAACAATGTCTACTAACTCTAAGTGAATTGACTCTGAAAAATATCCGAAAATAGTTCCAGCTACATCAGGTATGGATATTGTAGTGCTACTCGCTGGCTTTACACCACTGCCTGTCACTGTGCCAATTTTATTGCTTTGACTTCTTAATATCTCGAACGAAAACCCATCCTGCTTAACACTGCTAGCATTAGTACTAACTGCTCCGTCTCCAGAGAAATATGTTATTGATGAAGGCTTGACTTCCGTTTGCTTTCTTAGCGGCAAAGTACAAACGCCATTAAATCCAAGAGGCTTCGATGCTTTTTCTATCCTGTTTATAAGCCCTGACCCTTCGGTGTTTATATTTTTTGGAAACAAGAAGCTATTATATCTAATGAAAAAGTATTTTTGTGCTGCTTGCTTTTCTTTCATTACGCTGCTTAAGTCTTTATATAGATTGTATATGTGAGCATATTTACTTTCTGATATATGCTTTAAGTTCTGAAATACAGGCATGTAATTAGAGTACATAAGTGCATAAACTGCAAAGAAGTCCATATAGGAAAGCAGATACACAGCACTCATTTGCGATGAATCTAGCATTTGAGGATTAAAGTCCATTAAATGCAATAGACTGGAAAATAAACTATCACCACTCGCTATGTACTCTTCTAGTGATTGCTTAATGCTAGTAAACTTTATATCGGTATTATTTATAATTACTGAAAGTACGCTTCTTCTCAGAATATCCAAAGATTCATTAATGCTATTTGCCATTTTAATACCTTATGCCCTTTTCAATACTTACTGGAAATTTAGGCTGTGAGTTATAGTTCAAATAATTGTATTCAAGCCCTTTATATAATGATGGCGCTACGGTGATTATAGCATTGCCCATAACCCTATTTAGCATCAAGAAATCAGTCTTGGGATTTATGATAATTTCTATAGTTAGTGAATCACTATTAACTCCTGGGTTCTGAGACTGGAATGCCCTATCTGCTGCAGAGCTAGGCACTGGAAATCTATATGACCAATTTGACCCAACACTGCTGTCCATGCTGCCACCTATTAGCGCAACGTCTTTTTGATACTCAACGTTATGACTTGGAATCTTTCTTATGTTTGGTCCAATATCGTTTAGTCTATTATAAGATATGGGATTCGAAAATGACTCACCAGCCAATCCTTTAGATATGTCAAACGCCTGACTGTTATCTATGGATAGTTGTATCTTAGGCGAATTGTTAATATTGTTAGTTAGTAACCATTCCATATCACTTGCTACTTTAGAGTAAATGAATATATCTACAGCATAAAGTAATACTGGACCAAGATTATATATGCTCACACTGTTTGTGTCTACTATTTCTAATCCGTTTACATTGAATTTAGTTAATTTTGACATATTATATTCCCCATGTCTTGCCGTTTAAGAGATATGGCATTAGGTCTATGAGGTCATCTGTAACTCCATATTTAGATATTACATTCAATGGCTGCAAGTTTATGTCTGTATGCTCTAATATAAACCTATCATTAAATCTTCTATATGTAGCGTATATTCCATCTTTAATATTATCGTAAGACTGAATATAGCCCCTAGTATAATCCACAAAGTAATCACCAGAACTCCCTAGATCTTGAAGGCTACCTACTTCTCTGTTAAATATATTATCATCATTAAATCTCAATGTTCCCTTAATTATATTGCCATTTAGGAAATTATAATTACTGCTATTAATGAATGCTGTTTCAATGAATACATTTGTATGTCTTATTATGTTTTTGAATAAGTAACTCTTGTATTGGGGGTTATATATATTGCATTTAAAGTCTAGTGACTGATCTAGTAAGTCTGAAACTTTACTAATTGTAACAAAGGGAGTATTTATAAAAACTCTTACATATTCTGAACTAGTACCGTCGTCATTGAAGCTTTCTATTGTAAAGTGCTCCCAGTCTATCTTGCATTCAAATCTTTTTACAGATGTTATCTCTAATAGATTCTTCGTGCCTAGTCCTACCTGTAAAGGTATGGAGTGAACTTGAGTATAATAATCAGTCTTATACCTCCACTTACCGAACTTCTTAATTCGAGCACAAAGCTCTTCATCAACTTCTCCGTCTAGTCTTTCTAGTCCAAGGTAAAGCGCGGCTTCGTCTAAGTTATTCCAGATTCCAAATGACATTAAGACATCTCCATGTTAGATGTTATGTGAGTTATTGTATCTGATGTAACGACAATGTCGTCTTCTTCATTATAGTAAAATGAATTAAACACATGCACAATCCTGGACCCATCAAGCGTTACTTGGCTTATATTCGACAGCTTAAACAGCAATGATCTATCTGGCTCTTTAAAGCCTCCATAGCCAAAGCTTTCATCTGATCCACTTATTAACCCGCCATATCCTTCTTCGCCATATCCATATGCACCAATCGGAGTATATTGTATTCTAGAAGACTTAATTGATGGCTCTAGTGCTTCTATTGCTGGGCTGTCTTTGAAAGCTAAGTCGTAGTTATCAAGAGACTTTTGCCATAAAGCAGTAAGCTTAGTTCTGTCAAGAAAGATGGGCTGAACTGACTGCACTTCGCCAAATGTCTTTACTTCTACTAGCGCACAGTTATCATCTTCCATTGGTTGAAGTAATTTATATGCATAGGCTTGTCCGCCTGATCCTTCGCCAATTGCTGCTATTACATAGCCCGACTCACAAATAGATATAGAGCCGCCGAACTTATCTCCCGCTTCTGACCCAGATGCATTAGGGTTATTAATTAGCCTAACTAGCTCGGCTGTCTTATTATTATAGAGATATGCTTTCCCGGACTCACCATCTGTACCAGATGCCCCTATTAAGCTATAAGATTCGCATACTGAAACAGAATATGAAAAACGATCACTACCATCTTCATTATAAGTCCTTGGATTCTTTATTGTATGTACTAGTTCTCCAGTTGTATTTTTAAATAAATACGCATCAGAGACTATATGTACACCATTAGCTTTCCTGTCAGATGCGCCAATAAGACTATAAGATTCACATATAGAAACAGCTTGACCAAAAAATATGCTATCTGGGACACCAATTGTATTCAACAGCTCTCCTGTAGTATTACTAAATATATGTGCCGAGCCTCGCCATGTTCCATTAGTGGAGTCCATGGACGCCCCTATTAAACTATAAGATTCACATACTGAAACAGCCTGACCAAACCTGCCTTTCGTTGCCGGATTAACTAACTGATGCAACAGGCTTCCGGTTTTATTGTTAAATAAATAGGCTGTACCATATTCCAAGAGTCCTGCTGCTGAATCTTCACTCTCGCCATGCGCCCCTATGACACAATAAGATTCACATATAGAAACAGCGCTGCCAAATAAGTCAAAGTAACTACTGTCACCAATGGCATTAGGGTTATTTAACACATGCAATAACTCTCCTGTGACATTGTCGAATATATATGCCTTACCAGCATATGTCCCATTAGGATCATCCTCATAATAAGCGCCTACAACACTATACGACTCACATATACCGACGGCATAACCAAAGTAATCTTCATTGCTGCCACCATAGCCACTAGGGTTATTTAAGGTGTGAATAAGTGCGCCAGTTTCTTTATTATATATATATGCCTTGCCAGAGCTTGAACCATTAGGGTCATCTTCACGGCTAGCTCCAGCTATTATATATGAATCACACATATCTACAGAGCCACCAAACATATCACCAGACTCTGACCCATAAGCATTAGGATTGTCTAGCACTACCGGTGGAATGTCTAATGAATTATCTGGCGGAGCTGGTATGATGTCAGAAAAAGGTATCTCTATCCTATTTGTTTCTATTCCCTCTCTTATTAAGTCTAGCAGTATGTCTTGCTTATATGCTTTTCCATCAATGAAAATGTGCATAAAATCCACATCATTAGACTTAGATGTTGGGAAAATCCATAGCACAAACTTCTCACCTACACAGTCTTCCAGGCACTCTATTCTTACTGACTGATCTGTGGTCTTAATACTGTCAAGTGTGTTAATGTTTGTTTTTGGCACTACTAAAGGATAGCATCTTAAGTAAAAGGCTCCATCATTTTCCGAAGATATATATATTAGCTTATTAGATACATCTATAAACTCAGCAATTATAATCTCACTATCAGGCATGTTGAAGTCTACGGTTTTAACGGGCTCGTAGTTATACGGGTACTCAGATGGATTCTCTCTTAGCATGTTGAATACTAATTGATGCGCCTCTCTATTTACTGTTAGCACCGTATTGTACTCATCCATTGTATCTCTGTCAATATAATCATTGTTCCATACAACAACACTTCCTCTTATGTAGGGGTATATCATTATCTCAACAGAGTAATTTGCGCCTGTTACCATAGCACTGTCTATAAAACTAAATTCACTAATCGTTATATAGTCAATATTGCTTTCTATTAATACTTCTTCTTCAATACTTTCACCAAACGTATCTAATCCAAATATAGTAATCTTTATAGGGCTATCGCTTTCTCGGCCTAGAAAATTAAATCCAGATACAGGCTGTATCGTAATACTACTATCTTCAACCTTTAGCCCGATATTAGATTTAGTGTTAGGGTAGATTAATGACAATTCAGGGTCTTTCACTATCGTCATACTGCTAAAGAAAGCTCCTGTCGGTAAAGAATGTCTTATTAAATCATTCCTTCTTTTAATTATCTCCAGCGGATAGTACTCATTCGTATATCTTGAATATCCATATAGCTGCTTACCTTCTTGGTTTTCTTTTGAAAAATTATCAACTGAGGATAAGGAAAATCCATTAAGTCTATCTATGTTAACAAATTCAAAATCCTTAAAGTTAAACCTAAATTGATAAGGCAGGTCTTCATTTATTTCACAACTAGAATCAATTAAGCTACTTAATAATCTCAGGGTCGCAGATGAATCATGATTATACTTAAGCATATTAATGCTTATAGCAGAATATAGATTATACCGAAATTGGCTAATCGTTTTTGATGTTATTGCGTTATAAGGATAATATAGCATATTACACCACCGGTACAGCTATGATAGCACTTGTTATAGGCTCTGAAATTAGCTTCTCTTTAACTTCCAGTACTATTGTAGGGTTAGGGTCTTCTGTTAAATTAAACTCTTCATAGGATCGAATATCTTCAGATCCAACATGTAATCTTACATAATTAAATGATACATCAAGTATGTCTGAATGTACACCCTGCGCTATGCTAAGAATTGAATTAACATAAAACACTTGACCATTAAAGTTATTTAAGTAATTTATGATTGAGTTAACTGCTATTTCAGATGCTGCCAGGTTAAAACCATCCTTAAATACTAAATTTAAAGATGCAGATATTCCAAGATAACGCGGCTTTGTAACAGTGTAAGTGACCTGCCAAGGATTAATGACTTGAGATAATGACAAGTTAACATCCTCTATTAAGTCATTGCTTGTTATTGGAGTAGTGCCTTGTACGTAAACAGTAAAAGTACCTCCGCCATTCGCAGCTGTCTCTATGTATACGTCTGACACTCCAGGCATACTTGTAACTTGCTGATGTATAGCTACTGATGTTGTCTTTGGAAATGCTCTCATTGAGTTAGCAAGTCTAAACCTGTAGTTTTCATCTAGCTCTCTGGGCCTACCGCTGTTTACTGGAACAGGATTGGTAACTTTAAGTAAGCCATTAACTGATTGTGAATAATTTGTAAAGTTATGAATTTTTAAGATATTAGCTGGAATATTATCTGAAGCACCTTGAATTAACTCAGCATTTACGTATGCTTCCTTACTACTCTTTTCAAGTACTGTATCTTCTATAACTCTAAACTTGTAAATTAAGCCATCCCTTATTCCGCTTATCGTAGTTCCTTCGTTTATAATGATGTCTTGCTGCATAGTAACGTTAGATGATTCATCTGTATTGATGGACCCGAACGTATATCCATCATCAGTATAGAACTTAAGAGCCTTCATTGAGCTGGACGCATATGACCTCACAGCTTCTAGCCTAGGAATCTTAAAAAACCCTTTAGATATAGCATCAAGCTTCTCGCCTTTAGCTTCAGATATACTGTTGCTACTAGTCCAATCTTCCTGTTTGGCTTCTTGAAGCATTTGCTCATATGCGTAAGATTCAGCTAACTGATATGCCTTGGACCCAGGAAGTAAGTTTGTCATCCCTGTTCTTTCTTGCATGGACTGCAGTATTCTCTCTAACTTATCTCTGTAGGTAGCCATTTTTTCTCCAAGTTTAATATATTTATATTCTAGTTATAAGATCTTTGATTCTGATTATTAATTAAAGTGCTAAACGTATATTCAGATCCAAAATATGGAGAAGTAAACTTTATCACTATAGGCAGGCTTCCATCATCAGTCTCACTAAGAAGGTATGCTTTATATTCACTAAACGACATAAGCATATCAGACGTAAGCGATCTTCTTATATCATCTTCAATGTTATATTTTGTTGCCGCATCAATTCTCTTAAGAATATGTCTTTCTAATCCTGCTCCAATATTATTAATCAAGAAGTCATCGTATCTAGCAGATATTCTTCTTTCAGCTATCTTAATAGTAGACACAATTGTGCCTGGCTCTATAGTAATGTCGCCATTAATTATTATGTCATCCGCGCTGTCTGTCATTAAGTCTTTTATTGTTAACATTTTATATTCTCCAGATATCTGTTAATAACTTACGCTCCTAATGACGCTAATCTTTTAGCAAGATCAGTTACTTGATCTGCAAATGCAGGTCTCTTGTATCTTAGCATTGGTATTGGTGTATATATCGTAGATGGTAACGTAGTCATTATCTCATCATTAAGCACCCAAAATGTATTTATTCTTGTCATGCTAGGATCAGTAGCTATATGCAAAGGATTAATTAGTGCTGTACCTCTTTCGTTTACCATAAGACCATTGGCACCATGCGATACTGTGATTTGATTGTCTTGTATATATATCTGTGCTGTACCTTGTCTGGTTGCTATTTTTCTATGATCAAGTTCAACATTAACCATGCCGACATTTTCCGCATCAGGCTTCTCTTTTGGTGCCGCCCATCCGCTTAGCTCGTTATTTTTTACAGCCATATTAACTCCTGTTATGTTGGGCCCTGTGCCTGCATGTGCCTGCATTGCTGGAATGGATTAGACTTTACATTGTCTTTATATTCTGCTGATCTCTTATCATCCATTTTCGCAAATATCATAGCATCACTAGTAGCTTTATGTAAGACCAAAACGAGATCTCCAGTGCTCGGCCTTGCAGAGCTTATCCAGTCATTAAGTATGCCTGTAAGCTTTGCATCTACCGAAACGTGCTCGTCTATTAAGTAAACTATAAATTTATTTTTAAATGTAGCACAGGAGGTAACAGTGCCAATTGAAACCTCCCGCGACTTATATGCTGAGCTTAATCCTTTATTGCTTATGTCTCTAAGCTCATTCGACTGATTTGTAATGTCTCTTAAATCACTCATCTCCTACTCCTGTATCCTCATTCAAGTTAATAGCAGAAGCTCTTAGTTGCGCTGCTGCGTCTTCACTCATAGGTGTCGCTCCATTGCTCAAGTTGAACATGTGATCCCATTCACTAAGCGCCTCTTTAGCCTTATTAACATAGCCTTCAGCTTGAACTATCATACCCTTAAGATGCTTATATGATGTCTTGTTTTGGTATCCATCTAATCCATTCATAAGCATACCATGCTTACTGTATAGCGGATGACATATTATTGTATTTGAGTTTAACATAGCATTAACTACAAATGTTTCCACTAGCGCTGGAGCCATGTCTGCTCCTATTGCAAAAACAGATAACCCAAAGCCTCCTGCCGCCTTAAGGCCTTTCGTTACTCGAACTTTTTTAACCTTTTTTAACAGCTTAGCTTTAGTGCTCTTTAACGCACCTGCTGAAGAACTCTCTGCTCTTGAGATAGTATCCCTGGGCACGAGAGCATCGCCAAAGTCCCTGCCTAGCGATCTTGTTATCGTCTTCTTTGCATCGTCAGATAGCTCCTCTGAAGCTTTTTCTATTAAGCTATTTAATTCAGCCTCTAACTTAACTCTCGCATCTGTTAATGTTGGTGCAGCATCAATAGCATCCCAGTCAATTGTTCTGCCAACATCCTTTGCAATACTATCAAATAAAGCTTGCTTCTTAATGGCTTTGCCTACCTTGTACTCATCTCTAAATCCACCAATAAACTTTGATGCAAAAGCCCATCTTTCCGCTGCAATATCAACGCCCTTCTTAATCGCCCTCTTTCCTGCTAGCTTAGGCATTCTTATGTCTCTTGCTTTTATACCTAGGCCATCTTCACCTAACAATCTTAATAGGTAATGAGCCGCTATTCCTCTGTCATATCCGTGTTTTACAGCGTCTGATAGAAACATGAAATTTAGTCTGTCAGACAAGAGTCTCTCTTCTTTCCTGGCCTTGCCTTCGGCTTCAGCTGCATCCATTATAGACTCTGCTTTGCTTTTTATTTCTCGATATGCACCAGCAACACTTATACTTAATGCTGCCGTTGAAACCACAGCGCTTGCTACCCATCCTATTGGACCAATTAATCCTGCTACTCCATATCCAACAGCAGCGCCACCGGCATAGCCTAAGATTAATGTCCCCCACTTTTCAACCATTTGTCTTCTAAATACATTACTAAAAGTACTATAAGAGTCGTTATTTACAGAGCATACCATGTTTGGTACTATATGAGTTGTAAAGCCCATACTTAGATCAAATTTATGTATCACTGTTTCTACTTCTATCCATCCATACATCTTATTAACTGCGTCACATATAAATACTTTATCATGCGGCTCTATCTTAGAGTTACCTCTTATGATTAACGTACCGCCGTACATTCTCTCAACGCCCTCTTTGAGTAGTCCAATGGCATACTGCTTGGCCATTTGCGGATCATCTGTCCAGTCTATATTAGCATATTTTGTTCTAATAGCTTTTGGATCTAAGTTTGCATTGGCAGACTGCATAATAGGAGCCCTACTCTCGTTATCGCCAGGGCCTTTTGAATACGTTACTACGACGTTATTCCATCCTCTATAAGGAGTAGATCGGATGCCATTCATTACTATGTCACTGAAAGAAGATACCGTATGCTGCCTTTGAAATGGCACCCATCCTGCTACATTGTTTTCTGATGGCTTCCGGTCACCAAATCTATCCAATATAACCTGTGACCTAAGGGCATCTTTAGCTGATAAGTTATAGCTAAAACTATCATCCCATGATGCCTCATTGGTAGTTATCTCGGCTAACTGAGGAGCAACTGCTTGTAGTGGGTCGTCAGTTCTCCATATATTAAACTCCTTAGGCCCCATAAATAGCGTAGATCTAGACCCATACGGTCTTACGTCAAGTGCAAAGTTTGGATACATTCTCTTAATATCAACAAGCACATCCCAAATAGTTCTTGTGTTATTGATTGGCATGTCAAATGTGCGCCATGGAACAAAAGTATTCCAAATATCAATAGCGAATATGTTATCATCAATAGGATTATTGCCTTGCTTGAATGTATTATATAGTATGCCGGCAGTTTGAGCACTAGCCTTTCTTGGATCAAATGTATTTCCTGCTAACCAGCCCTTTACTTGAGAGAACTTTGCGTTACCAAACTCTGAGCTAAAGATACCCCATTTACCATCATCGCCGTCAAATATATTATTACTATATGCAGCCCATCTCTCATGGGATCCTTTGTCAGATAAAGGCAAAAGCGTATTGTTATACAAGGCTGTTGTTTCTTCATATACAGACATAGTCTTTCGACTAAATGAATGAATCATGTACGCCCACATGCCCATGCCAGTTTCCTCAGAAAGAGATCCTTTCATGGCTGCCTGCCTGATTGCTGATCTTGCAGCTAGTCCCATTGACATACCTACGGCTCCAAAAACATGAGACTTAGATAGTCTTCCGTGCTTAGCAAGTGCAAATAGCGCCCAGTGCCTTCTTGAGAATTTCTCTAAAAATGAACCATATGTTCTTCCAAAGTGCATAACAGCAGGGCTATTTCTCATCATAATAGATATAATCTCAGCAAAATTCTCTCCTGAGATATTAGGCTTTACATCTTGTGACGGAGGAGTTAGTAGCTCTCTACCATCACCTCTAGCCTCTAGGTCATATACGCCAGTACTCATGTTGCCACTAAGTCCTGTAATCGTACCAATAAAGACTGTGTCCATAGCTCTTGGGTCAGAGTGGTAGCCTAGTTTAATGCAAATTCTCATACCTTCTCGTAACGGAGTCATTCCTTTATTGAAATGGTTTTCAGCCCTAGTATCAACAATCCCCGGTGCTGGTGCCTCAACTTCAAATTCCTGAGGATTGCTAATATCAGAAACTTTCTGGTTCACTTTGTCGCTAGTAATTATATATCTATGATCTACTATAATTCTACCTTTAAGCATATGTGCTGGATTGTCTTTAGACTTTACAATCATCAAGTCTTGAGCTGTCCTAAGATCATACCAATCATCCATTGAGAAGTATCTTATATCAGACATGTCTTCTTCAATTATATACATTTTATATGTAGGAAATGCATTTTCTATCCCAATAGTAGGCATCATAGATTCAAGAGCATTTCTAGATACCAACTCTTTTGTCGCATCATCTATTAAGGGGCCAAAGTCTGCTATGTACTTTGATACTATTATTTTTAAATCAGCCTTTAGTTCAGACGTTACTCCGTTGCTTAGATAATCTACTATTAGCTTCTCTGTCATATAGTAAATATTTGTAGCTGGAGCAATAGAGTCTTTAAGTGTACTTACGTGACTCTTAGCTATACCCCTTAGTTGTGCTGGCGACTTACTGAACTCGGCACCTTTACTGTTGCTTTTTAGTAATATCTTATAGAATTTTTCCCTAAGCATTGCGTCAGCTTCAATTGTATTTAATCCATCTTTCTGACCCAGCGCTTGTAATGCAGGTTGTTCTCGCCCTAGCTCCTTTGCGAATCCCTCTGGGTGCTTTTGCAATAATGTCAAGTCACACCCATTTGCATAGTTGCCTCCGTAGTGTATTTGCGTGTCTGCTGGAGAATGAATGAACTTAGCTGAATCATCTATGCTGCCAGCAAGTGAAGCTTCAGGCACATCTGAAGGCAAGTATAGTGCACCATCTGACTCTATAGCACACATCTTGTTTTGAAGATTATATCCCCTAGATGTTTGTCCTGCTGTATTGAGAGACATACTTGTCTTACTCATTACATTCATTCTAAATGCAACTATCTCTTTTCCTTGAAACTTAGCCGAGTCATAGTAGCCACTACTAAGGGCAGCACACTGATGAACAGTACTAAAAGGAACGTCGAGATCTTTAGGGCTACCATCTTCGCTACTAAGAATCATATCTGGTATGCATTTATTTATCCAGCGATCTACTGTGCTATTAGGCTTGCCTTTTAATAAGGCTGTGTCTCGATTGTCTTCACTGAAATCTTTACCAAAACTCATCCAGTTAATAGCTGCAACTAACTTACATGGATCATGTGGGTCTTCTGCTATCTTGTTAGCAAATGCAACACCATGACTTCTTTCAATGTATGTAGCTTCCCATGCCGGCCTATCCATTAGTGGAGCTATAGACTGCTCTACTGATTCAGATACTTGCTCGAAAATCTTATATGGGTCCTCTATATATTTATTAGCAAACCATTCCCCTACGGTAGTAGAGAATATCTCTTGATGCTTCAGGTATAAGTCTATGTTAGGGAAATACCTATGTCCAGCATAAGGTATAACTATATTGCCATGTGACACTACATCCATTTTTGCTCTAGCTTCTTCGAGCTCAGCTTCAGATGCAGCTTCAGAGTCTGGCTCCTCGTGCCAATATCTACTAATGCCCTCATTGTGCTCAGAAGGAAAAAATGTTACCTGAAATGTCCAATTTTTAGACTCTCCATTAGCATCACTATCTGTTAGTATTAAATCAGTTCCTTCTGTACCATCATCTGCATTATATATAACTGAAAATGAAGGGTACGATATATTCCTTGGGGTATGGAAATATTCTCTTGCCTCAGACACTTCTTCTTTCCTATTAGCGTCTCTGCTACCTAAAATAAAAGCAGTCTTAATAACTCTAGCCTCTATTGCAGTGCCAACGAACTTCATTATAACAGAGTATCCCTTGCTTTCTAGGAGAGACTGCTCATTCCACCTCTCTTTAAACTTAGAAAGCAATCCAGTTGACTTAGCTTCAATTGCATGACATAACTTGTCAACCAGCTTACCCATCCATCTATCGTAATCAGAAAGATCCCATCCATGTCCATTATAGGTGCCATGAGTGTTAATTCTATTTACATAGTCATTACTATAGCTAGGATTAAGGTATTCTTCATGCAGCTTCTCGCTTAAATCTAGTAAGCTTACTGGCGGTCCTGTTATATCACTAGTAAGCCATCCGCCTGCGTATACCTTACTAACATAAGCTCTTAATATCCTAGATGCTTCTCCGTGTCCGCCTAAGGCATCTCTGAAGTTTCTAGTCATCTCTTTGGCAACCCGGCTGCGAGGATAAGAACTAAGCATTCCACCATAGTAAGTCTTATATGCCTTATTCGCATTAAGATTAAGCTGATCTAGTGTTTTATTAGCAGGGAATTGAGACACCGTCATTCTTGAATACATGCTCAATCCATCTAGAAGAATAATTTTTCCAGACAAACCGCTCATTCGTGCACTTAATATACTTGAATTTAAGTTAGTTCTAAATTGAAGCAAATGAAACTCAGGGGCATTAAACTCCATGGAATTCTTATGTCCCTTTAGCTTATTAAGAGCAACTGTCATAGCAGCTATTGTTTTTTCATTTACCTTCTTTTCCGTATCAGTCTTTCCGCTTCTCTCTGCCAGCCTAATGAAAGAGTCAGCACTGTCGCCAATGTCTAGTCTTGTAACTCTATCGCTCTTGAGTTCAGTTTCAATTGCCTCCATGTCTTCTTTGTCTAGTGATTTTAATATTCTCTGAAGACCCCAGTACTCGTCAAACTCAGCAACAGGATTAACCTCATTTGCTGTAGTGGCATATGCTGTCTTACAAAATACCATATTAATAACTGACGCATCTGGGTGACCACTAACATTAGACATTGAAAAATTCTTCATACTGCAGACTTCAGTAGCACACAATCTGGTAAGTGAGTTAGATAATATATATCTATCATCATAAAATGTATCAACAATACTTGTTGTTGATTCTTCTCCGAATGTATTTAATAAACTAGATATAACTGAGTTGTCCTCAGTTTGCAACTCGAGTGTAACTACAGAGTCTCCAGGCCCTATGTATTGTGCAACTGGTTGTGAGTATCCAATAACTGGCAGCCATGTAAAGTTATTCCTAAAAAAGATACTCGTAGACATTGTTAATTCTTTAACTCTAGAGCTAAGTATCAAGTAAAGCTCATCTAGTTCATCAGAAAGCCTACCTGCATCTTTAGCGCTAATTGCTTCATAGTTAGGGGGAGTTCTAGTGCCTGCTACCTTGAATAGCTCAGTATAGCTATCTGAACCATTAAACATGTGCAACTTATCTTTTAAGTGACTAGTTATATATAAATTATATGGATGCACAGCTTCTTCTAGGTGTGAAGTGTATACAAAGTCTCTATTTACACCAGCTAAAGATCTCTTAGAGTCGACTTCTCCACTTTCAATTTCATATTTGTAATACTGAACTTTCTCTGCTATATCTCCATTAAAGTATGCTGCATAGTTAAATAAAGATAACTGTAAGACACATCCAAGCGAGGATGGATGACCTTCAATTGTATGTATAGTATACTCATCCATTGTTACAGGTATAAACCACTCATCATCTACTTGACCATATCCTTCTAGTAGATATTTATTATCGCCTACAACTTTCTCAAATATATCGAAAGAGTAAAGCAGGTTTATTGGACAGTACCTAAATTGCTGTAAAATTCTTACCAGATCAGTGTTTATAGTCTCCTCGCCTGAGAACACTAAGTGAAGTTTTATGATTGTTCTAGCTGAGTTTTCACTAATAGGCTTTGATTCACCGCCCAATTGAGGCACAGAGCGTGATGTTCTGAGTTGAGTAATAGCTATTTGCGTAGGAGGTATATCTAGATACACGTCACCAATCTTAGTTATGCCTTTACCTAGTTTTCTTTTAGTAGAATATGTATCATTAAACAGGTCAATTATAAGTTTTTCGTCAATATTGTTATTGGGGTGATAGACATACTCGCCAACATTTTTCCAGATACCAGAACGCTTATGCATAGCAGTGTTATAGTTTGCTATGATTTGATTTTTAGTAATAGATGTATCTGGAACTACTTTCGTATCTGCCCCCATGCTGGGCGGAGTAATGCCTGCTCCTACGAATATTCCTGATACACTAGATCCGTCTATTCGTATATCAGCTACAGTACGACCGAAGTAACCTGCTAGGTGATCACTTATTTCTATATGAAGATTCTTGTCTATAGCATATCTTATTAGCTCATCATGTACTTGTGTCTGCCAGTTAGCATAATCTTCTTCTGGCTTGCCTAGCCAGTCCTTGGCTGTTTCATTTGTATCAATTCCATAATAACGTATAGACTCATTATCTTCAATGCCAGGCTCAACGATTTCAATCGTATCACCATCGACAACAACAAGGCTAGTTATTACTTTATTATGATATGTAACCAATCCTTCTGGTACTGAATGCACTTTCTTAATGCTAGTTGCCGGAGCTTTCTTAACTGGTGGCCACAGGTCAGCTTCTTTTAGGATTTCTACTAACTCTTCATTCGTAATCGACATTTATTTACCTCTATTTATAATACATAAGGTCTTGCTTATAAGGATCTTCACCGTCATGTCTAACAGATATTGTGTTGCCTTGGTACCCAAGCATACCTTGCATCATACCAATAGCACTTGTTGGACTCATTGTATTATCTGTTAATAAGTTTATATTAGAGTTTAGCCCAACATTAGATGAAAGTGTACTCATGGACATATTACCACTGCCTCTATTAGATGTAAAGGATGGATTGTTGACGCTAGGTAAATCGCCTGGATCTTCCAGTGTGCCATCACCAGACAAGACATTTAGCGCAGTCATTGATACCAGTCCAATACCAGCAACTCCAGCCATCCTAACAGGCCCTCCGCCGTGTACTGGATCCATCATCCATGATATGCCATCCTGTAACTTATCATACCCTATTATCCTTCTTCCTTTCTGAGGTAGCGTGTTGCTCATTTCTGGAAGATTAAGCATGTTACCTGCTATTGACATTTGACGATTAAGATCAAGTGCTGCAAGCGCTTCGCCTGGAGAGTTCTTTTTACTTAAGATAAAGCTGATATTCTCAGATGCAGATAGGTCCTTGCTGCGCAATGCGTCTCCCCATATTTCAAATAGCTGCTTATCTTGCAATCCTGCAGCCCTCATAGCTTCACTGTTAGAGGCAAGATTCTGCCTCTCTACTGCCATGGTTTCTATATACTGATCCCACATTGTATCTATAACATCTTCTTTGTGTCCTATAATGTTCATGGTAGACCTGAAATCTGCCTCTCCAAACTCTTGCCATCCGTTTTCCATATCAGCAAAATTAAGGACTGCCTGTGCAACTTCTCTTATTTCCTTTGGATTGTTATGCCTAGCTGCATCTGATGCCCATGTGCCAATTAATGGATTAACTTTACCGGTAGATCTTATATCCTGGAGGGACTTTTCCATATAATCATCTTGATTAAGCATGCCTAGTATGCCTTTCATTTTATTTTCATCTGGTAAGCCTTGAAAGTCACCTATAACTGTTTCCATTTGCTTTGATCCAATTATCTTCTGCTCTGTTGTCATTGAAATCATATTGCTAAAATATGAATTCATTGAAGCTATATGATCCTCTGATAAGCCTAAGCTCTCTTGTATCATGCCAAGGTAACCTTTTGTCTGTAGAGCTCCAACATTAAAGCCACCAGTAACAGCTTTTGTCATAAATGAGGCAACTGATGTAGCCATTGGGTTTGTCTTTAGTATCGTTTCCGCTACTGAGCTTGCTCCATCTATTGAAGCTGCAAGCGCAGGACCTTTAGCGTCAACGCCTCCTTGAAATATGTCGGCCATTACACCTTGAATTCTAAGGCTCATGTGCTTAAATGCTTCTCTTTGCTGCACATCTATCATTTCAAACGTCTTATTTCTCGTAGCCCTACTGTATATTCCTTTCACAAAATTTGCATCACCATCATGGTCACCATTCTTGTTAACTAAGTCTATATTACCAAGCGCTACTGTACCACGTCTTATTGCTTTGCTTATAAATGTAGGTGTTTGTGAATGAGAGCCCTGTAGTATATGCGGGTATCTGATGCTATAAGACTGATGCATATTTCTAGACTCGCTCATTATATCATTATAGAGACTAGCATTGCCTGTCTTGCCAAACTCTTCATACATATCAGCTATTTTATCACTAAGTTTTACTTGATCAGAGGTAATTTTTTCTACTAGCGGTATTATATCTTCCTTAGCTTTTATGGAGTTAATCTTACTTTCATACTTAGCCAAGAAATGTCCTTCTCCATACTGAGCGACAAGTATTTCATTCATTGATCTTTTTAACGTAGAGTTATCTTGAGATTGCTCAAATGTCTCACTAAGCATTTGCTTAATTTGACTATCGAAGTCGTCAGCTGACATAGCAGAGCTGTTGCCAAGTAAGTGCTTTAGTTCTGATGCTGCATATCTAATTTCTTTTGAGCTAGCATCTGTATCCCATGAATCAATTGCTCCACCTAATACATCGTTCTGTAATAATCTATAATCTTGTGCAACCTTAACATATGAAGATCCATCTACCTTTAATGTTGCCTGTCCTCTTAGTCCTTCTTTTGAGTTGCCTAGTTCTCCAAATAATGACTTAGTCCATCCCTCAATATCTCCAGGCTCCCCATCTCGTACCGTTAAGCCTCTTAGCATTTTCTGAGTCTTAAGAAACATACTATCAAACGTAGTAGACCCATCTTCAGTAACATACCCAGACCATACATCTCCACTTGGTATGTATAATTTCTTTCCGTCAGCCTCTATTGTAAACCCATGCCTGTTATTTATAATATTACCCTTGGAGTCTTCAAAGCTGTGCCCAGAATTTAAGAATGTATTAAGAGCAACCTCTGGCCTCTTTAAAGTTATGTCATCATATGCATTCACACCACCTAGCATTTTAAGTATATCACCTGGATCCTTAAGGTGAGGTATATGCCCAAAGCTGTCACCGTAGGCTTTTAGTGCTCCATTAATATTATGGCCCCTGGCTCCACTTTCCATAAGTCTTAACTCGTTGCTCATTTTAATAGCAGGAGTAGTACTGTTGACGCCTAGGTCTCTAAGTATTTCTGGATTATCTAAAAAATTAAAAATTGCCTTAGAAGATAATTTCATTTCACTAAACTCTTTACCTATAGAATTCCATGCTTGCTCTTGAGGCATTACACCACCAATTACACCCATTGCTAATTCCCTGGCATTAGCTGTAACTGTCTTCGCTATCTCACCAATTGTTATTTGTTTTGCAAGAAGCTTCCTTGCATTTGTGCCACTCTTTGCTCTTTCTCCAAGTATTTCAAGTTGCCTTATGTGAGTGTCTATTGTTGTGGCTGCAGACTTAGCTCCTTTTGATGAAAAGCCTATGTCTACACTTCCTCTCATTGGCTGAATAATAGTTTGAGCATCTCCATTGCCAAACCCTTCTCTTATTAGGCCAAGTGTTTCAATTGTGTGCTCATACTGGTCTGCGAATAACTTCTTATCATGTATCATTTGCTTGAAAGATAAGTTACCTTTCTTCATGATCTTTGATAAGTTTAACTCTCCATTAATTAAATGAGTGTTACCATTATTAATATACTTAGAGAACTGCTGTGCCGCCTTACCTTTTAATTTTACATCATGATCACCTTGCAGAGCCTGCCACCCAATCGCAGACTGTAAAACTTGCATTAACTCAGAAGAACCCTTACCAAGCACTACTCTGTTATTTGGACCCTTTTTAGGAAGTGTTTTTTTAAGAAAGTCCAGTGACATAGTACCTTCTGCTTTACCAAGCCCTGCATTTTGAGTCAATTCATTTACTAATTCATTGTCTCTAAAGTTAGTCGTGTTACGTGTAGTTACATTGCTAAGTGCCATCTTAACTGCATCCTCATGCACTTGTGATACAATCTTAACTCCTCCTGCTAGCTTATGACCATCAACAATCATTCTGTTATGTGATGCTAATGTAGATATATAATCATCTCTACCAATCAGCCTGTTGACTTGTGTTTTTATAATTCCGCTTTCTCTAGCAATTATATCATTTACAGTGCCATCATTGAGTAATTCTTGACCAACTGGCTTTTTGCCTAATATCGTACCTCTCTTTATGTGTATCTCACCAAATCCTTGAGTCATAATATTGCTTTTGTGTGAATCTTCCATTATGTCTTGAAGCGTAAGATTTGTGAATGATTTCTGAGAATTAGAATCCACATCGAAATACTTCATTTCAACGAAAGATTTTTCATATGCCTTATCGCCTTTCTTGATGGCCATTGCTGCTACACTAGTTGTCTTTGGAGCAAGTGTCTTCATGTTCTCGCTAGTTGCGTCTCCTATCATTATTGCTTCAGATTCAAATGGACTTAAAGCAAGAGCCATATTATAAACGCCCTTATTTTTTTGTACAATAGCCTTGCTTTGTACATGAGAACTATACTTGAAATCACTATCTGCACCATCATCATTAATAAAGAAGTTGTGTCTAATCCTAGCCAATGCATCACTATCTATCTTCGTGCCTCCTACGCCACTAAACGGAGTCTTGGCAAGCTTATGGCTTTCAAACATTATTCCTTTAAAGCTTTTCTCTCTTTCAGCATATGCAGCTGTAGATCCTACTCTCATGCTCCAACCAAGTTCAGCAACTGTGCTTTGGCTATCTACATAGCCTCCATGCTTTATAGCCATCTCTCTTATTCTTTTACTAGTATTGCCGCTAGTAGATATTGTTATTAGATTGTTATCCATTGTTGAATTTGTATGTATATCGTATAACTCTTGCACGTTCTTGCCGTCAATTACATCACTATTAATGGCACCAGTACCAAGAGCTCTGGACCCAACTCCTCTATGAGCAGGCATTTGCCCAACAAGATATGCGCTGTGCTCATTTACTTGCACCTTCGAGGCGTGCATATTTCTTCCTATAATATCATTATCGGCTATTTGCGTATCAGTTCTTGTTTCTCTTTTAATTGCTTCCTGCAAGTTCCTGACTACATCTAACTCTCTCAATGAATACTTCTCTGCTTCAGATCTAAGCTTAGCCATAGCCCTTTTACTATCCATTCCACTGCCTGTTAATTTCTCAAACTTACTTCTTACCTCGCTATTCTCATTTACTCCCCAGAATAATCTACCATTTCCATTTTCATCATTCATATCGCTTAGGAAGCTTAATATATCAGTGTTGGGATCAGATAACTGATACCCTAGTTTCCCATCGACGCTTTGAAGGTCTGCTCTCCATGGAGCTACATACATTGACTCACCTATGCGCTTCATGAAGCCTTCAGTTTGTCCTATGCGTTTAGAGAAATCTATCTCTAGATCCTCGCCTCCTATCCTCCATGTAGCTCTCGTACCTTTAAACTTAGGAGCATTTGTTATCTGTCCTGGAAACTTCTTTTTAAGCTGTTTATGTATTTTGTTTCCAATGGGCCTATTGTCTATATCGCGAATGTCATCTAGCTTCTCAAATGAATACTCGCTAACTTGAGCTGAAATCTCATTCAATACTTTCTGCTTACTGTCAGCTCCAATTGGTAGTGCAACAGGCGTTATTGCAGACCATGAGCTTTTAGACCCAGTCATCTGCATGGCTTCTGCTGCTCTAATTTTATCTTTTGATTTAATTCTAGCATCTCTTTCTGCTACTGTGCTAAATAGAATCTCATTCGCTCTTGCTAGTCTCTGCTGATAAGGATTAAGCTTAGGGCTCTTAATTGGAGCAATCATGTCCATTGCTTGACCAAACTTACGTCTTGTAGCTTCTGGATTTCTATAAGCATTAACTGCCACTACGCCTGCACCAGTAAGAGCAGTGCCTTTCACAATAGTACCAAGTATTCCGTCTTCTTTATCGTATGGATTGTTGTATGACATATGCTCTCCGTTAATCTAGGAATTCATCAGGAAGTAGTGATGACCCTAAGTCATTCATTCTCATTAATATTTTATTGAATCCATTAGTCTCTATATTCATTTCAATAGTAGGACTAGACATACTTACAGGCACGGCGTAAGATAAAGACATGCTATCTTCCATTAAATAGGGAAGTGCGCTTCCCATTAATACGCTGGCAGTGGTACTAGCCGAATCTATATCGGTTGCTGCCTTATATGCATCATCGTCATATAGAGCTTTACGTATCTTACTATCAAAAAATCCATAGTCTTGCGCATTCTCTCCATCTTCCATTAATGAAAGCAGTTGTGTGTTATCTATATCTACATTTGAGTTCCAGCCTGACCACTCAGGTCCAGGAAGATCATTTTCTCTAGCATATTGCTGTACAAATCTTGCTCTAGCCCAGTCGCCCTTAGATACATTGCCATTAGTTTCATTTATATAGTCAGCTTCCTCTTCCTCTGAAAGACTCCAGCCTTCAGATGATTTTAGTCCTGCCCAAGCTGCTTGAACTTCTTGGTTACTCGACGTCTCTGCCATCTTCTTTAGCCATATGCTTGAATATATTCTCTTAGCTGGCTCTGGTAAATACTTAAATATTTCAGATCTTTTATCTGGATCTGATTCAGCTGAGAAGTAATTAAAATACTGTCTCTCATTTCCAGGAAGAGCCATTAGTTCGTCTCTCTTGCTTTCATTGGTTGGATCAGCACCTACCATAGTGCTTCTCCATTGAGTTTCATAGTAAGTAGCTGAATCAAGATCTCCGTCAGCCCTAGATTTAGTAGATAGTGTTTTGTATTTTATATACTTTAATATATCCCAATACTGCTGAGTAGCTCTGCGCTGCTTAGTAAATGAAGGTATCGCATCTAGCCCGAACCAATTATGCATAGTTGATGCAATAAACGGCTTTAGTATGTGATCGATAGGCCTAGTCCAAAGCTTTACTTCTCGGTTAAATACTTGATTAGTGGTATAGTTATCAAGATAGTCTCTTTGAGATATAAGCTTCTTATTCCAATACGAGTTAACTGACGTCATTCCTTCCCAATGCGAAGCTAGTAGCTTACTAAACATACCATGTCTATCTTGCGCCATGTTATGTGTTGCTATGTTACCGGTATCAGCAAAAGCAGCACCAGCCTCAAGCATCTTTTCTGAAAGTCCGCTGATTCTCGCTTCATATCCCAGGTTAGTAGCACTAGGTAGCATTGCTGCTGTAGCAACGTCCATGTCTATATGCGTGCCTGGAGCTAGATTGCTTCTCATTATCTCTGCTGTTTGAAGCTGAACTCTCTGCACTTCAGCGCTTAGTTGTCTAGCATTCTCAAATTCTTTTTTTTGCAATAGCCTTGATCTTATATCAGCCTCATTTGTAGATACCCCAGCCAGCCTATACTGCGTATTATTAATCATAAATGACCCAGTTGACTCATCCATTGACTGCACTACACCAGATCTACTTTCTGTATCTATTGTATGTGTATATTCTCCTGCCGTAGCATATAACTGTTCTTTAACTTGAGAAACTTGTTCTAGAGTCTCATAGAATCTCTGCTCTCTTCTTGGATCTATTCTATCGTCAAGAGCCATGTCTAATGTCTTTTTTGCTTCTTGTTTATACTGTCTAGAGTAAGGTGCTATATGAGACAATATTTCTGTTCTTACTGGAGCCCCATATGTTTCCATTTCTCCATTAGCTTCTCCTGGGTATAAAAATTCCCAGCCTTTTCTAGCTCCGTAAAGCCAACCCATGTCTACCTTGTCGAAAGTGGTGCCATGAGTTAAGTCTTTACCATAATTATCACTCTGCGGTATCCAGCTTACTCCCATTAACTCGTTCGGTATATCATTAACTTGCCACTTCTTCTCAGAATTTTGTAATACACGACGTAAAAACTCACCACCAACTACTGTTATGTCACCAAGATTGTATTGCCACATTTGCTCTGCGGGACTATACATTTGACTTGCATCTTGCGCATATGGTGTGTAATCATCTGGCAGCGACTTTCCTGATCCTCGACTGTAAAGTGTCTTTGTTGTAAAGCCACGGAAACCGGATAAATCAGAAAGTGTGTCAGCAAATCTTGAAGCCATAGAGTTTAAAGATGCAGGATCTTCTAGGCCCATTATATATCCAGTACTACCATCACCAGCAATCATAGCTCTTGACTCGCCATCACTTAATGACTGCTCTAGTCCGATGCCCATATCATATCCAACTCCATCGCCCTCTCCTGCTGTTTCTCCTGGAACGTGATATGTTTTTTGTCCAATTATTTGACCCAACGTACCGGCTATCAAAGGACCAAGTAATGGAATGTTTGCTCCGAATGGAGCAGATTTATATACTGGCTGCGATTCCTTGTGGTACTCCTCTAGCATATTAGGCTTGTAGAGGCCTAGGGTTGCGCTGTGAGCAAATCTTTCTGCGAAAGAAGGATAGACTACCCCTCTGTTCTCAAAGTCGCTCTCAACCAAATTTAAAGCATGCCTACGAAACGATCTAACTCTACCGCCCTCAAATGGAGATGAAGATAATAGCCATCCACGATACTTTCTAATGGCAACATCTTTTTCGCCATCGTATTCAGCCTTTTTTTCCATATAGTTTTTATCTGATCCGAGGAATCCTGGAACAAAAGGTATTGCAGGCAACATTGCTAATCCAAACAAAGCCTTTTTAGGATTCTTAATAGCATAAGACATGAACCTTTCCACTGGCCCCCTAGAAACTGCACCAGTAAATGATTCCTTTCTAAGTGCTTTCTGTAAGAATGGATGCTCAATTGCTTTCTTTGCAGCCTTGTCTATTGCTCCGCCAATAAAATCTGGCCCATGCTTATATGCTACCTCACCCATAAAATAAGTTGCAGTCATTGTCGCAGCGGGAGCGAATATTCCGATACCCGTAGATCCAGGAGCAACATCTGCTTGCCATTTTGCATAATCAGTTAGCCCTACAATATCGGACATCTTAGTATATAGCAAGGATGCTGTCTCATATGCTTTTATGGGAACAGATGTAAGAGGTCCTCTTCCAGTAGGAGACATAGTAGCTGCACCTAGTAAGTGATCAGTAAGCGAGAACATGTTTATAGCTAGGTATGCAGGCAGTACTCTCTTGAGTCCAAATGACATCAGATACCTAGAAGCAGACCCACCATTTGCTGCAAGTCCTAATCCGAAGTGAGGCTTCTCTATAGCAGATAATGCCTTACCGAATGTATTAGTTGTAAAGTTGGGGGATGCTTTCAATTTATTAGCAAGCCCTTCTATTTTACCATGCTCAACTCCTAAGAACTCAAATGGAGTTTCAAGGAATCTATCCATGCTACCAATGAGCCAGTTTGGTATTACATCAGCATAGTATCTAGCATCCTTTACTAGCACTACAGCCTTCGTGCTATTAAGCGTCTCAGCTACATTAGGTATAAGTAAATTGTTAGCCTCACCAACACTCTTCGAGTTCAGATCTAACATCCATCTTAACTTCTCGGCTCCGCGCCACGCAGTGTTACCAAGCTCGCTTCTTCTGGCAAATCCAGGCTTAACAAGCCTGCCCATGTAATCTTCGTATTCATCTTTTGCAAACCCGCCATATCTATACATATCCCTATGAACAGCTTCCCTGGCTGCTGTATTCGTGCTGCGCAAATTATTTTTATCAGTCTGCCTAGTATGCAGATTGGCAGCTTGCGGTATTACGTCCCGTAGTTTATTTATGCCTATATGTTTATCTATTAATAAATAATTCGTTATTCTGTTTTCCTTGCCGAAGCTTTCAGTGGCATAGTCGTCCCACTGCACTCTTGTTCCACCGCCAACTGTGGATGCTATTCTTATTTGCCTTGTGTAAGGCCTCTTTTCAGGCGCCATATCTTTAATGTTTGGATTAAGAATACTGTCTAGTTTTTTATATTGAGATATATTATCCCGCTTGAGTACATGCATAAATTTAGTCATGTCCATGCCGTGGCCTGGTGATTTCTGATCAAGTACTCTTGTTATGCCATTCTTTGTCTGTATAACATTAAACTTATAGTACCTGCCAGGCTTTCCGTTAGGCAAATTACCACTCTTGCCTTTTCCAGCCAAGTAAGTTCTACTGCTAGAAAAATAATCTGTTAAGCTTCCTAGTTCGAATACGCGAGCTAAAGATACTTGACCCTCTGTAGTCTTGATGCCATATCTTATCGTACTCTTAATTTGATTCCAGGCCTGCGTAAAGGTCTCAGGCTTAGATGGAGAATATCCCAGCATAGGATGTCTTTGCGCTGCTCCGTATCCAATAGCTGCCATTGTTATTCCAGGCACAACAATGCCTGATGCCATAGCGCCAACCATATTAGCGCCAAGATTAGGACTGTCCTTGTCTATTCCTGACCCAATGCCTTTGCCTATAGGAACTCCATTGATACTTGAAAAACCGCTGCCTAGACTTGTCTTCGTTTCACTATTAGCTAAATATGTTGCTCCTGCTACTGCAATTGCTGCTCCTATAACTCCAGGATATTTTGTCCAGCTTGCTCTTGCTCTTTTAGATGTGTCAGCAGCAAACCATGATCCAAAGTTTTGTCTAAAGAATTTATTCTTCCTCTTTGAATCTATAGTTGCTTCTCTTAGCATTCCCCTTGCTGTCGTAGCGCCATTATCACCAAAGGTCTTAGCTATCTCAGCATTAAAGGCATCTGTAAATGCATTGCCTGTATCTTCTAGATTTAATGCTTCTGTAGCCTCTTTAAGTCCAAGAGTTTTCCTAGCTCTTTCTTTTACTGCCTGCATAAAACTAGCAAGCTCTTCTGATTGTAATATATCTGTTGATGCTATATGGCCTATGTCTCTAAAATTCTTATGTCCCCTGAAAAGCTTAGCTATGTCCTCTTGCTTCCAGCTATATGTAGAGTACTTAAATTCTCCATACGTAGTTACTTTGCCACCAGGCCGACCCGTAGCAATTGCTGCTATTGGGTGCATTCCTACTCTTATATCATCTGCTATATCAGGATTCTCTTTAGTTAACTTCCATAAAACTTCATGCCACTCATCTTCTATGCCTTGTATTTTTAATAGTCCAGACTTATGCTGTGCAATAAACTTGTCTGCCAGAGCAGTATGCCCCGACTTCTGTAGTGCTGCCAGTATAACTGGCGCATCATATGCTGGGTTCCATGATCTAAATACAGCTGGTGCATCCTTAGAGCTAGCTGAGCTGACAAGATTATCTATTGCTTCATAGAGAGAGTCTGTACCTTTACCTCTAAAGTTAGCTTGCGTAACTTGACTATACTTAAACCCATTCTCAGGAGATTCAGCTATTCTTCTTATTTCTTCATATGGCTTTATGAATACATCAAAAGGCATTGCACCAATTGATCCACCGTTATCTAGCATGAACTGAGTATTCTTCCTAGCCTGCAGTAAGTAGTAGGGCAGTACTTTTTTCCTATATTGCTCGGTAGATGCAGCATTCATCTTATTTACACTAGACTTGAATAGAGACTCATAGCTTTCTCTTGATGCTGTAACTGTAGTAGCTCTCTTAAACGAACGCGTCTTGCCAGCAGCGTCTATATATTCTTCTGAATACTTTAATGGCGTAGAGACCTCGGGATGCTTAAACGTAGTTTCAGTTACGTCAACATGCTTCTTTTCACCATTGGCCATGTATCCAATTTGATATATATCTACGTTTGCAAATCCATCCACCATCTTGCTTAGGTCAGGAAGCCTAAAGGGCTCCCCAAGGCCTCTCACTATATGAAAGTCAGTGGGGAGATTATTAGCCTCTATATCTACCGAAAATGTTATAGGATTTATTGGCTTACTGCTCATTAGAATATCTCGCTATTAAATTCTTCCGCTTCAATCATTGACTTAACTAAGTCAAGCTCTTCTGATGTTACTCCGGCAATTCCGCCAGCAGATGGAGAAACTTTATTTTGTTTACTTTCAGCAATAGTTTTTCTCATTTCTTCGATATTGACAATGTCTTTGCCTAGGATTATCTCGCTTAAAGCGAATAGTTCCATTAAGTCATTTAAGCTTTTGCTCCGCAGCATATCTAATGTATACCCTGGCTGAGTCTTTATTATAGCTGGATACAGTAAGGAATGATAAAGGCTACTTGCTATTCTAGTTCTAGCCTTCTCTATGTTGTCTGGAACAGACTCATCTATAGTTATAAATCCAGATATATGAAATGCGCAATACAGCACTGTTGGTATAACGCCAGCATTGAGTGACTCTATGTCAATGCTCTTATCTTCCACTATTGACAAGAATAACATCTCTTCAGCCTCTGCGCTATCTGTCTGCTTTATTATTCTGTGATACCTGTCTGCATCCTCTGCACTTATAGAGTTAAATACTATCGTGTAATCACTGGTAGAGATTTTATATTTTGACATTATTTGATCTCTAATAGTAATTCAAGTGCCTGATTTGGATCCGTTAAGAAGTTGCTTATAGTAAGTATTTGATTTACAAGTGTTAGCATTATACCTGCATCAATATTGCCTACAGCAATTGGATTGCTGGCTGGATGTATTAGACATGCATTTATGATATATTCATGCACAGTGTCTTTATCTAAGTCTTTTGATCTAATGTCTTTGTACTTAGCCCATCCAAGAGGCTTAAATAAGTAGAATTGCAACTGATCTTGCGGTCCAAGAAACGTAGCAAATATCTTACTATTAAGTGACTTAGTTCTCAAGAAGCTTCCTCTGTCAATCTTATTATGAGATACTTTATCCCAATCAATTTCATCCCAAAAACTACTCTCTAAAACTGGTTGCGCTTCCTTGCTAATCTCTTCTTTCATATTTGTCTCCTTTTAGGTTGTATGTGTTAATAAGCATATTATGCATTTATCTTCTTTGCTATAAATGTATATTGCTCTCTAACTGGATCGCCTGAATGTGGCAATGCATGTGTATGCCCAGTAAGCTGGCAATGCATAAGAACTTTATGTATGTCTCCATTGTATTCAATAAATATATTAAAGTCCTTATAGTCTTCTGCTCTCTGATGCTTAATTCTCACATAGTCATCGCCTAGCTCTATGTGCTTTATTACTAAATCGTTTATTTCTCTTACCTTCTTCTTATTGTCAATCATTGATTCCCTAAGTGCATCCGTGCTCTGCTCTAGTTCTCCTAGCTTTTTCTGTGCAGACTTCAGGTTAGCTGAGGCCTTATCAAATACATCTTGAAATGACATTACCTCTGCTTTAATTAGTGATGATCCGTCAGTTTTATTTGTAATCGCCACATCAAGCCTTTGTTTTAACTCAATATACCTTACTGTCTCTGGAGTAGAAGTAACACTCTTCTCTATTGAGTCATCTTCCTTGATTGCAATTTTCCTATATGATTGCTCTTGCTCAGCTATGTCTGCGTCTAATAATTCTTCCTTAGCCTTAAGTGACGTTATTTTATCTTCCCTTGCTTCATATGAAATTCTTAGCCTAGTAATATATGCTTCGACAGAAGAGACCTCTTCTTCTGTTGCATTTGTATCCTTAAGTAAAGTTTTTTTTGTTTCTGACTTTTGCATTACAGTCTTGTTATTTATGTTTTGCTCTATTAGCTTATTTATCTCTAATCTAATTTGATTCTTCTTACTCAGTAGCTCTTCAGATAATTTAGCATACTCAGCACTGCTCTCGCTACTAAGAGTTTGAGCTTCTTTGACTTCTTTCTTAGCAGCCGTAACTTGCTCTAGTTGCTCAGTGGTGAGACTATTTACATACTCTTGGTATTTTTTTCTAGCCGAGGAAACTTCAGCATCGAGTGCTCCTCCTTTTCCGCAGTTCATTTGCTGCTTGCTCTTTGCATCAGATAAGTGCTGAGTTGCAGTCTTCATGGCTACCTCAGCTTGAGCTTTTTGATCCAATAGTCCTTTGCGGCTTTCTTGGCTAGCCCTTAAGCTATCTAAGCTCGACCTGTATGCTATTTGTTTTTGTTTAAGATCTTCCTTTCTTAAGATGGCAGCATCTATAGAAGACAGATCGTTACCACTGTCTCCTCCGCTAGCGATATGCAGAGCTGAATGAAGATATCCATCGTGCTTATAGTTTATCGTGAAGGCTCCGTGAATTATTACGGTGCCAGGTAATATTTTATCAAAATGCCTGGAGTTGTACCCATATACTGGCTCTTTAAATTCTCTATAAGAGTATTGTATATCATAGCATTCATCAATTAACATACCGTTTATTAAAATCTTACCCTGTGGTGCAGTAACATATGTCGGCTCGTAAGATGTTTGCTTTTTATATTCAGTAACTTCTCCAACACTATTTATGCCACCGCTAAATTCATATCCTGAATTGTCAGTCATTCTTATATCTCCAAATCGCTACGTATACTTTGACTTAATGCCTGAGAGGCTGAAAACTTCTTTGTTACAGAGTTATTGCCGGATCCAGGAGCCCAATCATTCATTGATGATGTTACAGTCTTATCTAGTCCAGCAGCGCTCATTGGTACTATATCTCTCGCAACGAATGATGCTTTATTCATTATGTTTGGCTGCCTAGTGCCTTGCAATTGATTTTCATCTATTATTTGTATATTCTTTACTAGAAATTTAGATAATACACCATTCTCATTAATCCCCATAACAAGTAAGTGAAACGGAGGTAGTGAGTCTAGTAATTCAACAGCATCAAAGTGTAGTGCTGCATCATAATATTGATACATTTTAGCTGCAGCTGCATTTGCTTCATCTAGTGCAGTCTTATTATCCATTACGCCTTGATCTACAGATAAGTCTTCGTTAATTAGCAGGTTATCCATTTTAGCTTGAGTTGACGCCACTGTTTTCATGAGCGACTCTTGATTGTTTTTTATATTCTTAAATAGGCCTTCAAATTCCTTAAGTACTCGAGACCTTAACCTGCCAAGTATATCTTCTGAGAATATAGCAAACGCTATGTGTCCAGCTATTGTCCTAGGGCCTCTTGTGAAATCTACAGGATTAGCATTGCCTAGTTGTCTTACGGGGTAGACCTCTCTTAATATAGAGTACTGTAAAGATAGCACGTTGTCCATCTCAAGAACAATTAACTCTTTTCTTGCCTCTTCCTTGGCTATACCTTTAACTAGGTCGTCAATAATTGGCACTTCAGCTAAGAAAAATACTGCCATGTCGGCTCCACCAACAGTCTCTTGAAATCCATTTACATTCTTGCCACCCTCTCTTTGAGCCTTCCAAAATGCACCAAGCCCTTCTGTTACGTCTTCTACGTTTTTATCACCAATATTATATGCAGAGTCGCTCTCTGTGGACATAGATGAAGGAAACTTACCAGGAGCCTCTACTCCAGTTACCTTACCCACCTTAGGATCAAACTTGCCAACAGTGCTACTTGAGGCATTGAAGCTTAATTCAATGGCATTTTCTCTTGCTCTTTCTATTATTCTGGTTATTTGACTTTCAACATCCTTAGGAGACGAGTCTGGCGAGCTCAATTCTATTTCATTAAGCTTGCTCTTAATGGCGCTTTCAAGTGTTAGTCCTGAAACGGGATCTATATATCTGCCCTCAGCGACAGTTAGTTCAATTGATGAATTATGAAAGTACCATGGCTTATCTTTACTTGGCTGTAATCTTACAATTATATGTATATTTGAGTTTGTTCTTTTTAAGGTAGCCATTCTTAGCTTCTCCTATATAAAGTTTTAAAAACAGAAAGCCCGAAGCACACTATTTCTAGTGCAACCTCGGGCTTAAGAGATAGTGCATTCAGCTTGTTAGCAATATTAATTAGTACTTGTATTGCTAGCTAGTTTTTGTGTACGAGATACAGATTGAGCAATGAATGTATAGCGCTTCTCCATATTAAGCTCATCAACAGAAATAGCCATGCCTTCATTAATAATGGTAACTCCGTAAATACGGAATCCCATCTTCTCGCCCTGCTCATTGACGCCAACGATAGTCATGTTAAAAGGAGGCATTTGATCGACATAGTTAGGGGTATATAGCTCTTCCCATAAGTCAAATGTGCCAATTTCAGTAATAGTACCATCTTCAGCAATTGAAACATTGTCTGCCTTATAGGCTGTTGTATCAATGCCTCTCTCAGTAGAAGGAACGCTTTCATCTTTACGTACCCAAATAGGCTTCTTATTAGTTCCCATGATCTGTTCATAGAAGCCAAGTAGCGCATCGTATCCTAATTGAGCTAAGATAAATGATCCGCCAATGCCACGTTTTCCTTTAGGGATTGCGATTGGCTCCTTACGGCCCATAACATATAGTGGGCCTGCTTCTCTGTTGATGCCAACGGTAAGAGACATACACTCACCCATGTAGCTGTCACCGAAGATGCAAACTACATCAGATCCAGAGAAGACATTCTGTAGAGCATTATTGTTATCCATTAATTATTCCTCCGAATAGATTAATAGTCCGGAAGAGCCGAAGCTCTTCCTTCCTATTGTTAGCTAGTTGTTACGTTGCGGTCAATAACAGTATCAATGTCTACTTGAGTTAATTCAAGTGGCGGATTAAGAACTACTCTTAAGTAGAGCTTACCAATAGCCTGACCAGCCTTAGAAGCTTCGAGGTTGAAGTTATAGCCATTAAGCAGACCTAGTGAAACGTCATTCTTGAAGGAGTCAGCCATTTTAGTCTTAGCTGCCTCGTAGTAGAATGTATTAATAGGCTTGCCAATAAAACTTACAAGCTCTTGACGCTTAGCCTCAATAACAGTTTTAACAATTCTTGTAGTAGAAATTAAGCGATATCCGCTATCTTTTCTTGCAACAGAGTGATCGTTATTGATAACCCATCCAAGGCCTTTTTCTCTAGTAATTACAATATAGCCAAGGTTAACTAGGTCATTATATAATTTTCTATTAACAATGACACTAATTGTAGTGCCAGAATTTTTACCAATTTGCTTAAATGAAATACCTTGCTCTTTTGGGCTACCAGCTAGCATACCAATTGAATACAAGCCACATGTTTCAGTATAAGGAGTACCAGAAGCGGCATTTACAAATGTTAGCAGTCCTGCACCAACACACATAAACTTACCAAGATCAACTACGTTACCGTAAGTATCTCTTGTCTCTGAGCCATCAACAAATCCATCATTAGTCATAAGAAGACCATATGCTGGATCAACAAACTTGTTATTTGCTGTGTCATTTAAGTATGTACGATTAAATCTCTCCGAACCTGCCATAATGGCATTGCCAAGAAGACCTGTACCGGATGCAGATACAGCTTCAATAGCGGTAGGCTCTCCAGCAACCATCTTGTATGCGGCCTTAGATCCAATCCATTGAATAACTGACGCTCTGTCAAATGCAGTAGGCGGAGTCATGTTCATTCCTGTAAGTGGCGTATTGTAACCAATAGTCGCTTCATTACAGAAGTTCGCAATAAGATAGCCGAAATGAGCTAATCCATATCCAATCTGAGGCTCATCGCTCCACTCAAAAGTATAGCAGTCACCTTGATCGGTCTCTTTAACGTAGCCAATGCCAGTCTCATAGCTTTCAATCTCAGTCCAGTAGCCATGTAGGTAAGTGTCATTAGTACCAAAAGGCATCCAGCAAAGCTCAAATGTGTCAGTAGCTATCGGCAGTGCTCCATCTCCATCGGCATCAAATTCAGCTGCACCAGACACATGGACACTTATTTCTGCTGCTTGATTAGCAGGTACGTGAATTGCAAGCTTAGCAACTCCATCAGTAACAGATGCTAGCTTATAGTATCCAGCTAGTGTTTGTCCTGCCTTAGAGATACGGAACCATCCCTCTGGCATCAACTTATCGATTGCAGGTCCACTTGCTTTTTGCTTAACATAAAGAACTTGAGAATCCCCTACGTAATTTGCACTAACTTCAAATTGATCAAATGTTACATTGAGTCTATAGTCTGTATCCGATTGTCCGTCATCAACGGTTGTAATGCCTGAGTATCGAATATACTGACTAACTCCAGTAAGGCCATTGCCATCACCAAGGTCTAGCTCTAGTCCACTATCTAGCTTAGCGGTACCTGAGTCTGCCCATGTAGCAGCTGCCTCAGCCTCAACGAATGCTAATGAAAGCGCTGTGTCTGCAGTTTCTGGACCAGCAACCTGTGCAGTTGTAGGTACTGTTACAGCAGTCTTACCTGATACGTAAGTTCCTTTAGCATCAAAATATCCGCCACCAGTAACAATATAATCAGGAGTCCAAGTTTCAACTTCTAGAAGCATATTGCGCATCTTCTCATAAAGCTGACGATCAGTTAGGTCTAACTCAGAATCACCTTTTATTAAAGTTGAGCCAATATACTCTACTCTCATATCAGTAGCAGCTACACCAGAGAAATCCACAGTAGTCTCGGCAGATAAAGTAAAGGTATTAGTTTCAGAGTCATATTCTGAATAGCTAATAAACTCTTCGTATTTAACGGCACCAATCTTACCTGAAATTCTTACCTTGCCCGTAGATGGGAATAGGTCAGCAAAGGATGCAAATGAATCTTGCGAGCCATGCTCATCACTTAAGACAATGCTACTTGCACCAGGAACAGGGCCTGCACCAGTAGTACCATAAAATAAGCCACCAGGTGCAACTTGATCTTTGTTTGTTAGCTCAGCGAGTGTTAAGCCAGGATTCAAAGGATCATTATCAATATCAGTACCATAAAGCTTACCAGTAGTGCCAGTTATATCAGGCACGGTTACCTTGACATATCTTGTATCAATTGCATTTAGGTAGTCAAAAACAAGCAGTCTGTCTTTGTCCCATACCTTAACGTTAAAGGATTCTGCATCTACGTCACAAATATAAACATAGTATTCGTCTTCAATACCATTATATGCATCTTCTGTTTCGATGACTACGCCGAAAGAGTTTGCGAGCGTTGCTGCAATTCCACCAATACGCATTGCTACGAGTTGTAGTGAGTTTGTAGCGCCTGCATCAACATAGCCATCCCAAAATTGGTGAGCAGCTTTAGCAAGAGGGTTATTAGAGCCAAAAAGAGGTACTAAGCTATCAATACTTCTTAAAGTTACGGCACTAGAAGGACCCTTTGTAGCTGGACCCATTAGGACAACTAACTCTCCAGTGACTTCTCGCTCAGTGATATCATCACCAAGAAACACAGAAATACCGGATAGATATCTGGGTGCAACATTAAACATATATTCTTTCCTCCATTGTTTTATTGAGGTTACGATAACCCGAACTGGAAAATTACCTGCTCAAGGTTCTTCTCTCTTACTACCTTAAGGTCAACATACCTTACTAGATAGCGTTCTATTTTCTCTTTAACTAAGTTTTTACCATCCCACAATCTTGTCTCTCGACTGTCTTGCCAGATAATATCCTTGAGACCTTTATTTTTAAAAAACCAAACGTTTGTGTCGATTATATCCTTAAGGAGCGCCCCTCTCTTACGGATGTCCTCGAAATTTATTCCCCACACATGAAAGGATAGGTCAGCTTCTATTTCTCTTCCATACCTAGCTATCGAATAGCCTGTGTACATAGGATCAGGAACTATATCAATTAACCTGTACTTAATGCTACGAGTGCCATTGTATTCGTTTGTTCTTCTTGCTGCAATAACTGCCGGTCTCTCATCAGCAGTATATGTTACTATTCTTAAGTCTCTTAATGTATCTGCATCTATTGTATTTGAGCCCAAGTTATTCATCTTGTTGACGATTTCGCTTGGCACATCTTCTGCTATTACTAACTGGTCCGTATTCGGTATTTCAAATGTTTCATTGTAAATAGAGTTTGCTGCAATAACTAAATCCATGAATTGATTTAAAGATGTTATAACTCCAACGTTCGCAAAGGGGTTATTTTCTGGATCAGATGCTGGTAGTTTCTCTACCATTTCTACAAATATTTTATTGGCTAAAGCTTTAGTATCTTCCATAATAATATCATTTCCCATGCTACCTTGTTAATAACTATACTACCATTGGCTTCGCATATACTTTAACTAGTTCTCGACCGCCATCATCTAGGTTCATTCTGTATGAATCAATAACTTTAAGACTCTTAGTTCTAATTATTGGGTCTACTGGTTCTCCATTCTGCTTGATTTTTAACTCATAAATTAAGTCTTCTATGCTTATGGAGTCTGTTAAGTCAGTAACGTTAAAATATAAAACATACGTATTGGAATAAGAAACACCATAATCAAAGTCTTGTGCGTGCGAAATAGAGAAGCTTGGTGCAGAAAACATTTTACATGTAACTAAATGTTCATTATATATATACCCAGAGCCTTCACAGTTAGGACATTCTGGATCTGGAGTTAGAGACTTAATTCTCCAGCAATTACACTTAATATCTGACATCCTTCTAATTATGACTGTATCGTAACTTTTTTCTAAAAGAATAGACAGCTCTTTTCTTAAGTCTATACTCATAACAACATCCTTTGACTTGCACTTGGCAGGCTTATTGTTCTTACTCCACGAAGCTCAATAATATTACCATCCATATCTGAGGAAAGCAGTGATCCAGTAGTAACGTTTACCCATGGAGCATTGCCTGATATATCTAAGTTAGCCCTAGAGACACTAGGTCTATTTGGGTCACATAGTCCTTTCTGAAACCTCTTAGTCGTAAAAGGAGTATCATTGCCGCCTGCCCAAATAACTAAAGCACAGTCATCGGCCTTAGATTCTATATCACTAAGAAAGCCTTTAGAGTTATATGCTTTCTGTACTGTAAATGTATCTAGCTTCTTAGACTCACTCTCAATCTTAAGGTCTTCTTTTAGCGCATTAGCTGCTGCTGTATATCTTACAAAGCACTTAACTGCACTATTGAAAGCTATGCTGTTAACTATTACGCTTGGCTTCATGTGATTATCGACGTAATCAGAGGCTAGCTTTATTTGCTTAACTAAATCAAACGTATTTATATTAGATAGTGCAATACTAGATACTGCTATTACATCATCGACTGGCGCGTAGTATTTAGATAGCTTAGACATAAAGCTGATTTCTGCTTCTATGCCGGTATTGTTCAAATCGCTTATAGTTATTGTAAACAATGAATCATCTTGTATGACCTGCTCAGCTCTTCTGCTTACAGAGAAGCTGTAAGATGACTCTGAAGCATCACTAAAAATCCATACATCTTGCAGACAATAAATAGATATACTCATGTCAGTTTCATCAACAAGATTTGTATTATATAAGGCATCTAAGTTTACTGGCACAGTCCATTCTGCTACATATAAATTACCGCCTATTTGATCTGCAACTACTGTATCAATAACATTATTAAATATATCTCTAATTTCAATACTGACTGTCAGCCCTTCAGTTAGTGCATCATCTGAGCTGAGCTGTAATGCTAAATCTAGCTTAGACCCTATCTTATATATAGTCTGACCATCTTCTATTCTTAATCCATCCATTGTGTTCTCCTATGATAAATAAAAGTTTGCTATAAAAGTTATGCGGACTGCCGTAAAGCAGTCCTAAAAATTACTTCTTAACCTTGCGCCCTTTAGATGGAAAGGACTTCTTGCTAGTGTTCTTCATACTTTTACCAGCTGAAGGTCCTTTAGTTTTAGGCTTAGGTGTCTTCTTAACTACTTTGGTTCCGCTCATTGCTTTTCCTTTTGACGCCATTTTATTTCTCCTGTTGATTTGGCTGAAATTAGCCTGTTAAGCTAGTGATGTGAGGTACAACTTGATTGTTGAGCCAGTAATCTTGTAGTAATAATTTACTGTCCTCACTACTCCGCTATCTATATCTTTTCTTTTTATTTTAATTTTAGAGCTTATGTCTTGATCAAGATTTATGTCTTGATTGAACTTAAGAGTAACTGGATTGTATCTTATATTATCTATTGCTAGATTGTCTGGTATTGAGCCAAGTAGCTTAAGCGCTGTTACGTCCCTACCTATATCACTAAGAGTATTTATCTTAGTAGAGCTAGGTGTGTCGCTTAATGCTATATGTGTAGTTGTAAACTGATTCTTAAATAATGAATCTACTCCTTCTCCTGCAAATACATCTATTTCAATACTATCCAACAATGCCCATGTAACAGGAATATCATCACTGCCTAAAGCTGGTAGCGTAAGCTTTATACCGCCAGCAAAGTCTACATTATGCACTGTAGAGTTATTCTCTAAGTCGGTTGCTGTAAACTCTATTTCTAGACCATTAATGCCTGTAACAACTATGCTTAGTGTCCCGGCTTTTATACCTTTATATGCACTGGCAATCTCAACTAGTCCCGTGCTTGCATCATCTAGTACTGTAACTGGAGCTGATGTAGTTATTTTAGATAAATATCTCGAGGAGTCTAATCCGGGGTATATAGCTACAAAATAATCTCTATCTGGCAATAATGTAACTAGCGGTGTAAGTGTTAGCTTACCATTAATAACCCCACTATCTGTATCCTCTAGCGTCCAGTTAAACTGAAAGTATGTATACTCTTCGGTCATATCCATACCATCCATATGCTTATTGTTTAGGATAGCTAGGTCTGGTCCAGTCCACATAGAAGGAGATGGAGTATATAAGCTTACTCCGTTCTCTATTGTAAAGGGGTCTATTTCAGAATCAAATTCTATTACAATCTTTGAATCTATTGCAACATATTGCTGATTGTTATATGGGTCTGCTGTAAGTATCTTAATTGACATTTAATTACTCCATTGTCATCTGCATTGGTATGCCATCTACAGACATATTAGCATCAGGGCCAAAGCCAACCCAGCATTCAATAGTCTCTTCAAGCTCTTCATCCATAGTCATGCCTGCTCCGGCAACCTTACCATATGCCATAACTAAACTTCTTAATTTCCTGTGTCCAATGTTGTCACCAGAGGCCAATAGTATATTCATCGCTCTTTGGTACGCCTTGTCTGGTACATCTTGAGCGTATCGCAATATAGCATAGGTTGAAACTTGATCGGTTAGCATAATATTTAAATTAGAAAGATCTTGCTTAAAAGATAATTGCTTTAGATTTACTGTAAATACCATATTTATTACTCCAAGTGTTTTATTTATTATGTATGTTATTAACCACTCTAAGTAAATTTTAGCACAAAAAGAAAAAGGTAGCCAGAGTTAACTGACTACCTTTTCTATATCCACTTACTTTAATCTTAGATTAAACAAGCTTGTCTGTTGCTGTCATGTCTTCAGGGAATACCTGAGCATTAGCAGGATCGATAACCACAGTAGGCTGTAGTTGCTGATCAACCCAACGGTTAGGAACGATTGGTACGTTTTTAACAACACCAACACCCTTACCTTCATTCAGCATTGAGATACCATACTTCTCACGAAGCTTGATAAACTGAACATCACGCTCTGGATCTGCCCAGCTGTGATGATTGATCTCTTCGCCTTGAACAATTGCTCCGGCATTCTCAGTATTAACAAAATACATACTGGTAGTTTTTGCAACAGGATCAAAAGGAACCTGAGGAGAAACCATAACACTTAAAGGAACGTTAAGGTAGGATGGAAGAATAGGACGCCCTTGAAAATCAGGCGGCATAGCTTCACCAAGATCAGCACCACCAGAAGACTTACCAAGCCCGCCGAAGAAGCTGTCACGCTTAACTCCGCCAAGGTCATAACCAGCCATCAAGTTACCACCACCATTTGTCATGGTGAAGGCACGCAAGATTGGATCTTTAACCCAAAGAGCCCATGTCATTGGGTGAACTACAACTACGTTTGGAGCGAAACCTTCTTGAAGCATTGCTGCATAGATATCAAAGAAGTCTTCGTGTGTAAACGAATAGTTAAAGTTACCAGCACCATCTTTACCACTAAGTGCGCGGCCAAGAACAGTATGGTTAGGGTTTTTATTATCAACAAGAGTAAGGCCTTGACGCTCAAACATCTGGAATTGAATCCAGTTCTTCTTACGTGCAAATGCTTTACCAGCAGCCTTAAGCCACTCACCGATAACATCCCATTGAGATTGCTCGATCATTTCCTCAGTAAGGCCCAGTTTAATACCATACTTACGGATATCAACTCTGATTGCTGTTCCCCCACCTAAAGTAATCTCTTCAGTGCCGTACTCAGCACCTGGAGCAACTTCTTCGATTGTATCCATAGCGCCAACTGCGGGCAGTTGAATATAGATACCTTCCTTTTGACTAATTTTCTTGAAGAGTTTTGTTGCAAGAAGCTCGAATTCACTAGCCTCACGAACAACTTCAGAAATAGCAATTGGGACAAGACGAGAAAGGTCATTGTTATTAAGAATGTCCTTTAGTTTAATGTCACCCTTAGCAATCTGATCCTCATCTAGAAGTTTTCTAGCCTTCATAAAGGAAAGTAGTTTCTGCGATAAATCCATTATTATTCCTCCAGTAATTAACTATTAAGCGATTAGGCTAAAGTTAGATTCAAAGTTAACAGCGATTCTAACGATATGCTTAGGAGCATTAACAATAGAAAGCTGAGTATTACGTCCATCTGTTGCTGAACCTGGTTGTTCTTGCCATAGACCAGAGTCACGGAAGTAAGAACGTACAAGCTTAAGATCATCATTAGAGCCATTCTTAATATCAAGAATACGACCAACAGTACGGTTGTAGCCGTTAGCTGTTATGTCAGCTTGCATTGCAAAGTTAGAATTCATATCAAATCCGACTTGCTCACCAACAAAGGTGGAGATTGGATTAGTGATCATAGAATCATACAATGTAGTAGCCTGACCAGGAGTACCATACTTAACACAAGTGAAAGGTAGGTCAACCTTAGGAGCATACTCTACGTACCAGTCAGCTGGGATTGCGCCGTTAAATAGAACTGTGCGGCCAAGTACTGTAAAGTAGGTAGGCTCGCCATCAACGCCTTCAACGTCAGTGAAAGAATGCTTTTGCTTAAGCTCAACAGCACCAAGACCATCACCATAGTCAAGTTCAACTGGATCGCCATTAGCTCTAACAATCTTGATAGCGCCATCAGAATAGATGCGCATACGGTGCTTGTTGTCACCTTCGGTAGCTAGCTCACGACGAGTATTTACTTCCACTACAGGCACTTGAATGTATGCCCAGCGAGTGTAAGCGCGAGCTCCGCCAGTGTCATAGGCATGCTTGGTAAATGTAGTAGGGTTAGATGGATTTGAACCCGGAGCCATTAAAGCAGAATAGCGCATAATACCAACAGGGTCAGTAAATGCAGATTGTCCTGCAGTAAATGTATCTAGGTTATCTACAATCATTTCGTTCCATATATCACCGTCGATTACAGGTGCACCATCTGCACTGATTACGCCGAACTCAATATCTTGACGATTGAAAGTAGTTAGGTTTTTAGCAGTTACGGTACTATCTGCCTTTGCGTTTGAAATATCTGTAGCCGTAGGTGCACTAGCGTCACTTGCATTTGATGTAATGTGAGCATCAAATGCGGCTTTGTACTCAGAGTACTCCATTGCAAGACCAGCAGGTACAAGTCTCTTAGCGCTATCATATGCAACAACCTTACCTGGCATTAACACATACGCGGAACCAGCTAGACGGTTCTCAGAGAGAACTGTTGGCAAGTACTGTGCAGGGTAAAATTCACCAGGAGGTGTTTGGCCCTCAGAAACCTCAACGTTATAGTTAGGGCTACCTTGTAAAATTTGAGGTGCCTGAACCATATTTGCGAAGTAGTTCTGTCCGTTTACACTCATTGTTATTCCTCCATTAATTTATTGTTTACCTAAATAGGTTTACAAATGCTTTTACTAGTTCATCGCCAGACTCTTTTCTAGCGTCTTCATCTTTCAACTCAGGGGGCGCCTGAGAATTTTTTTCCTCAGAATTATCACTATCCTGAAGAGTGGGGTCTTTTACTGTTTCTATTTCTACTTTGTTATTAACTGGGCCCTTAAGCTTTGCAGTTAACTTACGTGAATCATTAACCTGCATCTTAAGAGCATTGTATGGAAGTTTAAATAGATCAACCTTAGATTGCTCAACTTCAGCATCAATTAAGAGGCCAATAGCTAGCTTGCATGCAACTACTTCATCTACTAGATGTGTGCGTAGTTCATAGTTAAGATCCTTAGCTGTTTCTTCGAGAATGTCACACTCATCTTGCAATGATTGTACTTCCTCTGCTAACTCAGTGTTCTTAGTTTCAAGTTCAATTTTACTAGACTCAAATCCTTTAACACTATCTTCAAGCACAGTCTTTTCATCTCGCAACGAATCGTAAGAGCCTTTAGCGATAGCTTCCTTGCCAACTTCTTCTAGGAATGCACCAACTCCGCTATTAAGTGATTTAGCTGCATAAGCCTGATCGTTAGCATACCATTTAAGTAAATCGAAGATCTTGCCTATTGGGTCTTTTTGTGAATTAACAGTATCAATGCCAGTGTTGTCTTCTAGCTTTGGATCTGCTTCCTTAAACTCAATCTTAGACATTTCCTCTTTTAGAGAATCAAGGAGAGTATCAATTGGAGTTACTTCACCTGTACTAGAAGTATCTTCAGCACCTGCATCAGCTTTGGCTGCTTTCTGACCCTTTTCCTCATCAGAAAGACTTGTATCTTCTTCTTGAGGTATTTCATTTTTTTCTTCAGTATTCTTTTCGCTATCTTCTAGCTCAATGCCAAACTTAGCTGCTGCCTTCCCTAGTTTAGCAACTGCTTTTTTCATCTCAGCTTCAGTTAAATCTTCTGCTTGATCAATTAATGCTAATCCTGCACGAACATTTAGCTCATCATTCAGAGGAAATCTACGTGCTTCACCATCTTGAGTTTTTTGAACAACGGCGAACTTTCTAGCAGTCCAGTCCTTTGCTCTATCCTCATTCAGCTTGAGCGCGCTAACGATATCCTTATCTTCATCATTTAGCTTAATGTTCTTCAGGGCATTTAATAGAATCTCAGCAGAGAACTCATCTGCAATAGAAATATTCTTTCTATCCATCTTTTGTTCCTCCTGGTTAATAATTGTGCAGATGTTATCTACACATACAATTGTTTTATCTCTAGCTTCTTCAAAGAAGTCTTCCATGTATACTACATTAATACCAGTATTAAGTATATTGATATCATGCTCTATTTGAAATTCTTCCATTTGACCATCATGGATCTTAACTACTCTACCAAATGGATCTGCTGGCTTTGGAACAAATGAAAGCTCTTCGTAGTCTAGTTGCTCAGCTAGCATAAATCTATTGCTTGCTTTATTGGCGAAGTGTTCACATATGCCTTTTGTTTGATCTTGTAAGCATATAGAACATATAAGTCTTCTAGGAGAAGCTCCTATTGAAACACTTAAGAATTCACCATCAAGTACTTTCTTTATGCCTTCTTTGTCATCTAGCTTACCAACAACCTGCACATAGGCGAGTCCATTATAATTAGCATCTCTGAGCTGCATAGGAAGAATCTCTTCGTTACACATATCAATATACTCTTCTGTAGTTAATCCGTCAACATCCATATCTTGCAAAAGATCTGCATGATAATTTGTTAGCTTATAGTCTGCAGCGATAATGCTACCAAACTTAGCTGATGTACTAGGTCTGTGTCTCTCAATAATAGGCTTAGGTTTAGGGTAAACAAACGACTGTACGTCATTAATCATTGTGTCATGACGATAGATGGTACCGTTATTGTTGCGAAGTCCATAATGACTAGCATCTATTGTTATTAGTAATTCTTTATCCTTCCTGATTCCATCCTCCATCTTAATGAGAACAGCTTCCGGTAGGTTTACCTGATATTGTTCAAATAGTTTAATGGAATCTTTATTGAGAATCATTTTAAGCCTCTACGTTTCTAACTGTTAGTGAGTATTTCTTGTTTTCAATTTCAACAAGAAGACTTCCACCAATCTTCTCTAACACAACACCAGGCTTGCCATTAAGAACTGAGAATCTACCAGACACCTTAACTATAGTAACCTCAGATCCTTCTTCAATATCTTTCTTTACTGGCTTAATGGGCTTAACTTCCGCTACCCCTGCTGGAGCCTCATTTACTACAACTTCCTCAACTGGAGCTTCTTCTGTGGGCTCTGGCTGAGTCTCTGGCTTAACTTCTACAGGCTCTACAGCCGTAACTTCAACTTTACTTTTAGGTGTTCTTTTTTTGCGAGTTTTAGGCTTCTTATCTTCAGACATATCGTTCTCCTTGGTTTATTTTGACTTTCATTATGTTATTAACTATTATTTAGCTCTAAGTCTAGTATTGCGCTTATATTAGAAATCTTCCAATAAGGCACTCCTATAAGTTTAATCTTGTTTTCCTTAGCATACTCGTTCTTAATTCTATCTCTGTTTTTTGATTCTCTAGATTTAGAATAGCATTGTCCATGCTCATTCCTCCAAATGTAGTTGGCTTAAAATGAGCAACTCCGTCATATTCTATGAGAAGATTATGGCTTGGTAAATAAAAATCAAAAGGCAAAGCTTTATTTACCTTACATCCTTTAAATCTTTTTTGCTCTTCAAACAGCATCTTCTTGTGAGGCAGGTACTCTCTGATAAGAAATTCTCCCTTTGATGAGTTACACTTAGGACATCCGTATCCTCTGATATGATTGCCTGCAATTTGCTCAAAATCACCATGATCTAAGCATGTAATGGTTATACTATTTCTATTTCCTGCATATGAAGTCTTCAGGTAGCTATATTTACTACCATGTATACTTTTTGCTTTCTCTGTAAATTCTTCTGTTGTAAGTTGCTTATTCTGTTTTTGGTTGCAGCGAGAACACTTATGACATCCTTGTCCTTGTAGATGAGCAGCCGGCCTTTGCCAGAATTCACCATGAACAGGACAGCTAATACAAACTTTAGTATAAGAGTTTATATACTTTACTTTAGAGTAATCATATCTAAACAGATGAATCTCATTGGCGCAATCTGAAAACTCTTTATTGGTTATTTTTTACCCCTACTCATGTGTTCTCCTTTTCGAAAGTAGATGCATTAATGTGTTAATAGTCAAGTCGTTGCTGTTATGTTATAGCTTTAATTTTAAGTCTTGAGTTTGTCCTAAAAGGAGGTATTGCGCTAAAGGCCGTGGCTTTACTTACTGTAATTTCCTTTCCTACAAATTCAGAACTATCACATGCAATGTCTTTATGTTCAGAATAAATAGTAAACTTACTTATACCATTATTTAAACTTGCTAAAGCATATCCATAATTATAAGCTCTTACTTGCTCTGTTTTACTAGTAGCGCCTACTCTTGCTGCTGCAATATTAAGATAGCTTGGATCGGCATTAAGCTTACCTACAATATTATCTCTTAGTCTGTCTACCTTCTCAAATATATTATGGATAATATCTAGACTAGATCTATTGTTGTCATGTAATACACTGCCTATGTCCCCAATAGCTGCGCTAATGCCCTCGTGGAAGGAGTCCATCATATTACTTTTTATAGTCTCGTATGTCATCTTGGTAGCGAATATTAAATCTAGCTTCTTCTTACCCTTGTCGTTTATCTCAAGTATAGACGTAACTGATTCTTTAAACTGGTCTTGTATAGAGATGCTGTCTTCTGAGTCTTTTACGGATTTAACTATATTAGAATTAGACTTGGCTGACTTAACTGAATCTCTATCAGCTGCTGACTTCTTTCCTGTGCCAGTAGATGTAGGATTATTCCACGTGCCAGGATCTTTAGCTCCGCCAACTTGCTTAGTGCCACCAGTAGCGGTCTTGACAGTCTGAGGTGCCGCTGATGCTCCAACTTTAGCAAGATGCTCTCCTGCTTCTGTTGCTTGATCTACTTGTAGTTGACCAAATAGTCCTTGGAACGTTCTAGTTAATTGCTCATCAGTAAGCTCTTCTACGTTTAGCTTAGCTCTTACTTCATCTATTGTTTTTACGTTTTTAGCAAAAAGATCTGCTTCGTGATTCTCTTGTCTAATCTTCCACTCGATATCAGTTTCATTAAACTCTAGCGTAGGCGCTGACTTATCATTAACAGCACTCATTCCGAATGGAGATTGCAGTGCCATTTCAGTTAGAATTAGCTCGTTAAACTGTTGTGCTAGCTCTTGCTGAATATATCTTACAGCGTCTGTTAGTTGCTTAGACATGGAAGATGCTGTCGCGCCACTAATGTCTTGCCCTATGCCCATGTCTGCCATTGATACGCCTAGTCCTGTAAATACACGAGACTGGAAGTATTCTAAGTATGGCTTAGCATCAATACCTTTATGTTCATTGCCTACGAACTTAATTTCGTGTCTTGCATCTGTAGCTATACCACCGTCTTGAATTACACTTTGCATATCGTGCTTTGCCTGATCTAGCTCTGTCATTCCGCTCGCATGATCTATTACTGATGGATTCTCAATTGAGTAATGTATTACAGGGAATAAGTCTCTATATATTAGAAGCTGTACGTCCTCTTCAATCTTTCTAAGCGTGCGTACATCATCAATTACAGGATGCACTTCTGGCATTCCAAATATCATGCCATCTTCTCTAAGTGTTGTAAAGTGAACTATGTCATCAGGATGAAACTCAGCAGTTTCTCCTCTTGAGTTAAAGTGAACCCACTTATCAATCACGAGCTTATACTTACCTTTACCCATCTTCTGAGTCTTAAATCTAGGCTTCATACTTGTTGGATGAGCTAAAAATAGCCCTACAACTGGATGCATTTCTTTCCCATCTAACTTATATGATGTCGCATGCTGAAAATTCTTATCTCTTACCTTGATAAGGAATGCGTTGCTGCATGTAATTAAGTAGTATGCTAGCTTATGTATAATTTCTCTTAAAGAGCAGCCTGTCTGAAGAAACATTAATGAAAATCTTGTATCAATATATTTCTTAATGTTATCGTTATCGCTATTGATCTGAAATCCAGACTTAACTAGTAGTCCTAATTTTTTTTGAGTAGCCTTTAAGAAATATGGCTCATATTTTAATAGCTTAAATACGGATATCAAATCATACTCTGAACCAGAAGAGTTAGCTATTTGCTCAGGAGACTCAAAGAATCTAGGAACTGGAGCATTGACAGTTTTTATATTCCGGGCCAGCTTAGAGATAATAGGAGTTGATCTTACCGGTATTATTGATTTTGTGCTATCTGCTAATGATAAAAATCTCTTAGCACTGTCTAGTTGGCCTGGCGTAGGGTTTATTTTTAATTCCATTATTTATTCTCTCCACCGCACATTCGCTTGAACGTGTGTATGACTTTAATTTCACTACCGTTGTTAAATACAGAATAGTCGGGTCCAAGATCATTAAGGCTTACTAGTTCTTTTATTTTACTGGGCGCATTACTTGCCACTGTATATGTAAATGATAAACTGTCTTCAGTTGCTATTACATCTTCGCCTTGCAATCCAAGCATGCTGGCCATCGATTCAGATATCTCATCTAGGTTAGTAGTACCTTTTACTGGCAAGCTGTTTATTACATTTGGTATGCCGGGAGGAGCTGTGGATGCAACTCCGCTCTTAATAGCATCTGCAAGAGCTTTTCCTTCATCTGTTATTAAATCATCATTGCATGGTGCAATGCCACATGCTATAGCTAGGTCACCAAATCTATGCGAAGACATCTTTAATGCATCTAGAAACGCTCTTAGCTCTAACATGTCTAAGGAGTCTTTACTAAAATTCCCCATCTTGTCCGAAAAGTCCGTTCCTGAAGCAAACATATCTGCTATTAACTGTAATATCCAGTGCTTTTCTCTTGTTATTCCATCCAGTATTTTCTGAAAGAATCTCCAGGCATATCCCCTTGTGCCACACTCGGACGGAATCCAACCTATTATCATGTCCTCGATAGGTGAAATGACCTTATCAATCGCCTCGTTAGCATAGGACAATGCCTGTCCCTGAAGTGAATATAGTACGCTTTTAGCTAAGTCCCATATTAAACAAGTAACGTTTGTTGGCTTTAATACTCTTCCATAATTAAGTACATTAATTCCCCTTTCAAACGTCTCTACAATACCTCCAACGCTTTTACCTAAGGCTCCGATTGTAGATGCTGCCATAGCCACAGACATGCCACTTGGCTGCTTATCAAAAACTGTATTTATAGGATTTTTATCAAATATAGATGTAGCTGCACTTACAACTGTTTCTGCTGCTGCCATTGAGGCATTTGCTGTTCTAGCGAGCTCGTTGGCGGCAGCACTCATTTGAGCTACAGCTGTTAGTCCTCTTTGCATGTTTAGTATGGCACTATACAGTTCATTTCTAGTTTTGCAATCCAAAAAGCTAACAACAACACAGAATGCTGAGCATAGTATATCAGACCCTTTAATGTGCATAGTTTGCACAGCTAAATTATCCTTTATCATCTCGTCAAACTCTTGGCCTATAGAATAGAAGCTATCTAGAGCCAAGGTGGCTGGAGCAGAATAGCTCGTTAGCTCTACTAGCGGAGAAGTAACTGTTGATGCTACTCCTTTTGCAGATTCAAGCAGTGTTGATACGCCAGATATCTTTCCATTATCAAGAGATATGACGCTGCCTTCTATCTTTAAGCTAGAGGCGCCATTAGTTATATTGCCGAGTATCGTTGTATACTCGTTACTGTTTGTAAAATCAGATATACTAGACATTACTCTACCTTAATTTCATAGCTCTCTAGTGCATCCAGCGTAGCTTGTATTCTAAACTTAAGCATGTGCAAGTTAGAGAATTGTGTAGTAAATACCGCCTCGCTAGACTCTTCTTCATTTAGTAGGTCTGTATAGTATTCAATTATTCTTTTTGCATTTACTGCTTTTTCACTTAACACTACCAACACCATATCCTTTCGCGAGCACGCTATTGCCAATAGATCTTACTAGTCCAGGCCCGCCACTTGTCTCGTTATTATCAACTGCCGTCAGTGTAGCTAATGTTTCTTGTCCAACGAAGCTGTCTTTGCCGTCATGTTTAATTGTCAAGTGATGAGTATCCATAGTAGTCTGTAGTGCTGACTGAACTTCCAGCCTAGTAGGGATATCAATATGTAGATGCGGGAATATCAAGTCATAAGCACCAATTATCTGTGTAGCCCAGTCTGACTTACCTGGAATTAGCGCAGACTCCCCAGCAAGACTACTGTGAGCAAGCAAAGCTTCTGCAGCTAGCGTAGCATCAGCTAAGTTACTTGTGCTCATTTCTGACTCCTGTTAATTCTATTAGTGCAACCTCACCGTAAGCTTGCACTAGTAAGGTTACAGCCTCTTTAAATACATTAAAGTCAATGTAGTTTCCACTATATCCAATAGACTTAATTGCTCTTTGTATATCTTTTTCAGAAACATCAAATCTTATATTACCAGAAAGCTTCTCTGCGTTTTCTATAAGATAGTCTACTGCATCTATTTTGTCTCTGAAATCTTTAATTATAGCTAAGTGATCTAACAGCTTAGTAGCTATTACCGTAGAGTTCTCAATAGATTTAGTCGATGCATCATTATTAACTACATCTTTCCTGTCTATCTTTCCTGGTTTAAAACCTATCTCTATCCTATTAAAGTCATCCATATATCACCTCTAGCGCAGCTCTAGTTCAGCTACAGGTCTTTGACGCTGATATGATATATCAATAGAATAATCTCTAATAGTAAAAAGCTTAGTTTTATCTTTCCATGTAACTCTTACTCTTATTGGATGATAAGATGTGTCAGGAACATTAACTCTGCCAATGGCAGGAATAATTAAAACGCTGCCCTTAGACTCCCATTCTACTGAAGAGATTTCATCGTAACCATAACTAAATTTTACAGATAGCTTCTCGTCATCGCCAACAGGCCTGCATGAGTTAGAATATCCATTACCCTCACTTGCATGGCTTATTATCATAAACGAACTATCAATAAAAAAAGGAAGATCTGGTACTTGAGCCCACTTAGCACGAACAGCTTTTCTATTTAATATGAAGAGCATATTGTCTGACTCGTCTCTTTCTATGTAGGCGTGTTCATTGTCAAAGCTCTGCCCAGTGCTCTCTATCATAGAAACAACAACGTTCTCGTATCTAAACTCAGTAGATGTATTTTTTACATAAATTACACACTCCAACGTATTAAGCGCTGTAGTGAAATCAAATGCAAATGGCACTATAATAGGATTAGAGAATTCTTGATTTGAACTTATCGCTCTATCAAGTCTTTCGTTAGAGAAAGGTACTGACTCTTGATATAACTCAAGCGTACTTAGTGGTTTTACTTCAGAGCCTGAGACTCCAGGTTCATTTGATGCTGCAGCCATTATTAATATCTCCTAAAAATTATTTCTTCTAATCATTCCACGTCTACTTCTCATTATACCAGAAAGATTTTTTTCTGTATAGGCTCTCTTTGTCATTCCTTTAGAAAAGCTTCTTGATATAATTATCTCTTTTGCCTCAGAAGGATCCTTAATTACTCTTTCGTCAAGATAGATTGGCTCTGGGCTATTATCTGTTAATAAGATGATTCCTCCAGCTACGACATTCTTTTCTAGCTCTTCTTCTGCTTCTGCACCAAGTAGTGTTGTTGCATTAAATGAAACTGAAGAATATATAATCTTCTTAAACAGCTCATTGTAATATTTAACAACGCCGTAAATAGCTAGAATAAAAGCATCCATTGCATGATCCTCTACTCCATCCTTGGAATCTATACCGTACTGCTCTTGGCCTGTTCTTGATATAGATAGCAACTTATATACTTCAAGAGACTTTATTAACTCCTCATCATGAGATGAGAATTGTATTGGAACCCACTCCTTGCCCGTAGTACCTTGTGGCTCGAATAATCTTGCAACCTGTGAGACTATAAACGATCTAGCTGTCTTCTTAGTCATTTCTTTAGTAAATGGATCCTCTACTTCCATAGGTGATCCAAATGCTACTGTTTCTACTATATGCTTGAGTTGTGTATCTGGATGTCCATTTTCGACATTAACTTTCATTGAATATAGTCTAATTTCTTCTATTAAGGATTGAGAGTATCCATAATCACACATCCAATGCTTCGGTTCCCACTTTCTGTTTAACTCTATAAGAGCCTGTTTAGCAACAGTACTATTCCAGTTAGCAGAAGCTATTATCTGCTTATCTACTATCTTAAACTTATAACTCTGAGGGTCAAAGCCTACTATATAGAAATAAGTACCTATGCCCGGTCCGTTCCAGTCGACTCCTCCGAAGTATAACATACCTCCACTTCTAGTAGCATGTTCATACTCATAATCTGTCTTAGCTAAAGTAATTCCATTAAGGTTAAATGGACCGCCTGATGTAGCTGGGAATTCAGCTAGTGCCTCTTGTATATACCCAGTTTCACCTAATAGCTTCTTAAATTGAGGTATCATATTATGCATACTAGGTACGTCATCAATAGATACATGGAACTCTCTAAATACAGAGTTTTCCTTACATGCTGTATAGAATACATTACCACGACCCATAGGCGTGGATGTCAATAGCATTGTAGCTTCATCTCCACGAGAAGCGATTGTCATGACTATATCTTTAAGCATATCATTTGGTATAATTGCTGCTTCATCCAAATAGATCCAATCAGCAGTATTATGAGTTATGATACCATCTACTATAAAAGTATGTGTATTCTCTATCGTTAAGTTGTAAGTTTCTTCACTAGAAACTACATTTACGCTTTTTACTTTCTCATAGTAAATATCATTAATGTCAGATCTGTATACTCTACTTCTTATACTGTCCTTGTTGACTATATCAAAAACTTCCTTAGACTTTTCTTCTTTCCCAAATATGAATCCAATTTGCTCAATAAAGTCAAGTGTCTGTTTTTTATCTCTTATTTTAAGTATGTATTGTCTTTTACAGGCTCTTCCATTAAGAGATTTTTCCTTTTCTTGTATTCTAGATTTGATTTGGAACTTATTTAATAAATATTGCAGTTGAGTAACTAGTTTTTTAGAAGTAGAGCAATATCCAATTTCAGTATTAATAGTTCTTTGCCCAGGGCTATGGCATATCCAGCCATCCGTAGAGTATAGCCTGTTAATAAACAAGGCAAGTTGCTGTTTATTTAAAGACATTATTTCTTCTGGAATACTCTTGGTGTCACACTTCTTACCATATAAATTATAGCTATTCATTACATCATAAGCAGTGCCTGTTTTTCTTGCAGACATGGCAATATTAAATAAATTATCTCTTCTTGTGTCTTGATGAATGCTGCTAATCTTAATGCCTAGGCATGAACAAATATTAATAAACTCACTTTTAATCGTATTATTGTTTACTGTAAACTTAAACGGAGTAGACTCAACAGAAGAGCATGTACCGTCTCCAATCATGTATCCAATATACTTTACTAGGGCGTCATTCAGTTTATTTTTACCAAAAGGGACATGCTTAGGTATAGCAATTAGCTCATCTTTGTTGATCTGATCTGCATCTTTCCACTCACCGTTAATGTAAAATGGATGATTACCTGTAGCTCTTGTCCTTCTTCCGCTTTCGGTAACTATTTCATAGATATCTTTTATGCCATTACCGTGAAGAGTTCTCACTTTATTAGGCTTTAAAGTATTATCTTTATCATCAAACGTAAGTACAATGTCCTCTAGCTCTATCTCCTCTATTGCCTTCTGAGACCCATCATGCATAGTTACTAGCTGTCCAGCAGGTAAGCATTGACCACGAGCACCAGGGCCTGCAATCATAAGCATTATTTTAGATCCATTATCGAATTCAACTTGATAGAAAGGCTTCTCGCGCTTTCTTTTTACAGATAATCTAGGGTTTTTATCTATACCATCTCGGAATATGTACTCATCCCAGATCTTTTTAATTTGCTTTTCTTGTGGAGTTATTATAAGAACAGTAGCATTGTCATTGGTGCCTACGTAGTGTAAGATCTTATTTGTAATAGCAAGAGTCTTGCCTGTCTGCCGACACTGTCTTGAGACTAAGTTTCTGCTTGTGCATTGCAAGATAGGGATCTGATAGTCTCTCGCAGGAGATCCAAAGCTAGCTTCAAAGAAGAACACTGGGTCATATATATACCTAGCATCCTCCTCTGACATATTGCCATGCTTCATAGCAAATTTAACATCAGCTTCAATGGTTATGCCACTACACTTCATGTCAAACTTACCATACTTAGCCTTTTGTGCTTTTATGCAGGCTTGACAAATTTTATTTTTAAACTTAGGGTGATTTATTCTCATTAGTAGCCTTTATTGACAGGCCTGGTCATTGAAAAGCTACCTTGCGAACCAGCAATGCCAGCAATTAGTGCTCCACGTATAACCTTATTATCACTAGCCTTGCGTATCATCTTACCAGCATTAGCTATGCCTTGGTATCTCCCGTTAAAGTGTGCTGCTCTTATGCCTCCGCCAGCAACTCTTGCGCCTCCTAGGATTGCTCCGCCTAGTGCACCTTTAAAGGCAGAAGAAAACACGCTTCTGTCCCGCTGAAAGTTATTTGGAGCAATTGCACTCGCAGCACCATATGCGATATTGCCTGCTACCCCAATCATTGCGCCTCTAGCAACACTGCCTAGCGCCTCATATCCTGCTGTTGTTAGGTCTTGCTTCTTACTGTTCCATCCCCACTTCTTTATGCCAGAGCCAATTCCGTCACGAGCGCCTCGCCAGCCAGTATTCATAGGAGAGGGAGGGAGACTTGGTCTTGGTGGTCCTACAAACAGAGTCCCAATAGGAGCTGCTTTCCTTGCTCCTCTAAATGGAATTGTACGATTACCAGTCCTCGGCACTTTCGGAGCAGTCCTTCCATATACTCTCCTGCTTATTTGTGACTCTTTTTGTACTAGCCTGGAAAAGCCTTCTGATCCATGGCTAGCTATACCAAGCCAATCAGTTAATGTTTCGCCTGCTTTAGATGTTATACTCATACTACCCCCTATTATCTGCTATGATGAATTCTAGCTACACTTACAAGTCTATCGCTATAGTTTTGCATAGCCATTCCAACTTGATTATTAGTAGCCTGATCATATCTTCTTGTATCAAAAAATCTAGAGTCGTAATCTATCACGCTTCTCCGTTTGTGTTCAGCTATATTACCATCAATATATCTGCCTACCATGCCAAGACCAGCTGACGCGACCATTCCTGTAAGCATAGCTCCAATGCCTAGGCTAATATCTTTTTTCCAGCTCATTGGCTTAATAAATTTACCGCCTCTGAATAGGCCTGTTTTAGCCCTAGGTGCATTTTTAACTTTCGTTCCAGTTCTTGGCCCTACAATAGTATTAGGATTTCTGTAAAGTTTGTCTTTGTACATAGTAGCCTGGAATGCAGGATTCTTTAGGTTTGATCCTCTAGATCTATATGCATCAGCAGCCGTAATACCCATTGTTACTAAGACTAATCCTTCACCTATAGCTGCGCCAGTGCCATATCCTAAGTTTTCCATTGTATTAGGATTTTGACTATGTGCATCATTTAAAAATTGTGCTCCCGTACCGATTGTCGTATATGCAGAAGCAGTAATGGCTGTAGCTACGCCATACCTAGTCATTCCCCAACCTTGAGCCCAGTTTGTATGTCTAGTAAATTTACCCGAATCTGCCCATGGTATACTACTCATTCTGCTCTCCTTTCTCTAGCATTTCCATTAATGTCATAGGCATGGAAGCTTCCTCAAAATCTAGTACGGCATGCATGCTTTCTATTAGATCAAGATAAGAGGTAGCGCCTCCTCCAAAAGAGGCAACTACCAAATTTGAATACAACTTATCTATGTCATCGAGAAAGACTTCAGCATTAACTTCTTTTTCTACTTCATTTTCTCCTTCTCGCTTAAGGTCCATTGCCTTAGCCAACATAGTGAAGTCGTACATCGTTAAATCCTACCTTTTTCTTGTTAGATGTGAATACTACAAAGCCTGAAGCTTCTGGTGTATATGAAACCTTACCGTCCATTGCATAGTCTTGAGGTACGCACATGCAGCCTGATTCTATAATAGTTCCACCTTTATTAACTGCTTGTCCTAGCTTATGTGTATGAGCAACAATAAACATATCAGCCGTAAATCCTCTGGTGGTAAAGAACTCTTGTACCCGAGCTGCAGTACCTAGGGAGGCTTTTGAGAAGCTTCTTGGGTGACAGATAATTACATTATCAATCTGAACATACCAGTTATAAGTGTCACCTGGTACGTATTTAATATTATCTAGCTTAAGATCATTGATGATGTTCTCTAAAATATCATCAGGAAGGAACTCAACGACCTCAGGAGAGATTCTTTTGCGTAAATAGGTAGCTAACCTACCTTCATGGTTACCTGACACTACATAGACCGATTTAAACAAAGCAGCAAATCTCTTAATGTAATCCTTGGCAGTCTTAATCTCAGTACCTAAGCCAACGGCGTAAGCTTTAGGGAAAGTAGAGATGTCATAACAGTCGAGAATATCACCAGCTAAAACTAAGTTATATCCTTTATCCCCATAAGTCTTTAAGATGGCCTCTATTACAGTCTTTCTTTGGAAAGGAATATGTAGATCATTAATTACAAGATACTTCTCTTCATCACTCTCGCTAGTGTAGATATTGCCACCTTGTTTATAATGGTTATCTAGTTCATGGAGAATGACATCAAGCTCATCTGTAGAGAGTCTTTCATCTTTCTCAATGAGTGAGTCCTCAAAGTCGCACGGCTGACTTAACTCCTCTATATTATTTTCTTCTTTACTACTTTCTTCATTTACGCCATGGAGTAAGTCGGAAGAGATAAGACAAGGCTTATTAGGTTGAATTATACTAGGAGATGATTCAGTATAAGTATAGAGAATCTCTTCACCGCTCTCATTCAATTCTGGCTTTACCATTGCTTCTATTAGCTCTTTATAGATCTGCATTAACTCTTTGCTTGCATATTTCATTTAAGTAAGCTTTCTAAATTAAGTGTTTTAATTCTATCTTCTCTTGCGTTCTTATTGCCTTTAAGGCTCATATACATATCAGTACCTACATCTCTAATTGTTATGTCATCATCTAAGATAATATAGTCTATATGTAAGCCTCTTGTAGTAGCATCTGAAAAGGTAGTGGCTGTAAATCTAAATGAATCTCCATTACTGCTTAATAAGCGGTAGTTTGGATTGACAGAATGTAGTGAACATTGATTATTCTTAAGCATATAGTTTTTCATTATACTATAAACATGCCCGATTCTCTTTCTGTCTCTACATACGATTAAGAATGAATTACTCATCTACTACGATATCCTCATTCTCTAAAGCATTTAATTCGTAATGTACTTCATCTACTTCTACGTTGCCTCTCTTCATTTTCTCTAGTTCGGCTTTCATGCTAGATATGACCTTTGTAGGGCCATCCTTACTTTCTTTCAACGCAGCTTGCTTTTTATACTTCTCTCGTCTGGTAGCAGTAAGTTCTTCAAGTAGCTTAATTTTGTTTTTAAAGATCTGCATCTTAATCTGCAGTGCGTGAGATATGTCTTCTTTTGTAATTAGCTGTCCTTTCTCATCTATGCCTACTACTATTTCCATCTTCATGTTCTGGTGGTCGTAGGATAGTATGGTATTACAGCGGAATTCAATTAGTTCATATTCTACTAGCTGATTAATCATTACCATCTCTGCGTAGTTATCAATATCTACGTCTAAGGATTGCATGTATCTATCCATAGCATCTATAAGTACTTTGTTTTCATGAAGACATTCTCTGCCTTCAGGAGCTTTGTTAGATGAATAGAGTACGCATCTGTTCTTATATAGACATTTTTCTTTGCTGCATATAACTACTAAGTTAGTTGCTGATCCTGTTTCGATGTTAGCAAAAGATGTTGCCATCTTCTTTACTTCGTCTTCTGTTAGTTGGATGTCTGCGTATTGGTTCATCCTCATTGCTAAGACGTTTCTTACTCTGTCTAATCCTTTTGGTTTGTTTATAACCTCTAAGGCAGTAACAACATCTGCTAGAGATCCTGCTGGTGCTGTTATGTCTTTATATTCGTTTGCCATGCTTTATCCTTTACTACGTTCATGTATTGTCTGAGAAATACTTCTCTATTGCATGTCCTGTTATTGAATATTGATCTCTCAAGAAACCTTTCTCCTTGTAGAACTTTAAAGATAGTAGACTTAATAATCATACTATCTTTTATTTCTCCTATGTCGTTCATGTGTACTTTTTTAGGGGCGCTGTTTTCTTCTTCAAATATAACAAAATAGTCACCACTATGCCTTATGCCTAAAGCTATAGTTGTTACAAGTCCGAAAAACTTCTTCTTCTTATATCTTATTACGTGACCTATGTTGTTCATGGCTTCCTCTATGGTTATAACTTACCTTCTCTTTGCTTAAAGTATTCTACTTCTTTATAGTCACTATCAATCAGTAGTGCCTGGTCTCTAGTGTCGAAGTTACAGATAAGACTGTTTCCTTTAATATTGTATCTAAAGTTACTTAGTTCAATAGCTGTAATCATGCATAGTGACATCTGGTCATTACTTAAGCAGATCTCTATGTCTGCAGGCTCTAACGTATTGCTTACTTTATCTGAGAAGAATGTTATTAGTTCTTCTACACCGTTCTTGATGCTAAAGGACAGTGTTAGCATTGTATCAGTAGCATTAATGCTATCATCTAAGAGTGTATGGTTTATATCAAAAATCTGCTGCCTTGCATTTATGAACAGTGAGCATGATACGATTCTGTCGAATGATTGCTCTTTGTCGAAGCTTAACGCGTCTATTGTTTCCATTATGCGTCCTCTTTCTCTGCTGCATCTAAGGCGGATTCTAGTAACTGTATAACAGAAGGACTGAACTTATAGATTTTCTTACTGTATGCAAATGTCATAATCTTATCAAATAATTCAACTGGCATGTCTATTGTCTTCTTTACTACTTTCTTCATTTAAAACTCCATGTATGTTAGATATATCATAGTTGCAAGTAGGAATATAGGTCCTAGGGCGATGCTTGCTATTAGTATGTTAATTGGTGATGCACTTATTGCTAGCTTGTACTCTTCTGGACAACTAGCTGTAAATATTACTAATCCTAGTATCCCTAATTGAATCCAAATGTGCATAATGTAGCCTTATCTATAATGTTAATAACGTATGAACTGTGTCTATGCTTATAATATAATACGGAAAGAAGGAGCATGTCAAGAGCTTGCCTGTTATAAAATGGAAAACCAACCTTAAGTTATGTGAAATTGTGTGAAATAGTTTGTAGAATTGTTTAATCTTTTGTAGGCGTTAGAATTGGGGGAATTAGAGTGGGTGAAGGGATGTGAAGAGGGTGTAAAGGGCGTATGTGTTAGTGTTATGTGTGAGGATATAGAATATACCCTGGCATTATCTAAAGATATTTTTGCTGTATGGAAAGCAAAAAGCCTCTTGGCTCTCCTGAGAGGAAACGTATAGGGGAAATCGGAAAGAAAGCTATATACAGACCCCGGGGGTCAAGTCTTGTGTATATGGAAAGGATCTGCCAGAAGATTATCGTATGAATTCTCTTTAAACGCACACTATGGAGTGTGCTGGATTGGTTAGTAGAGTTAGAGGGACTGTAGTATATATATGGTATACGTCTTGTATACTATCATCAACCCCGGCCTCTTGAAAGGAGACCATTATGGATTTACTTTTAGTATTTATTGTACTCGTTAATGTTGCACTTGCTTGTCTTGCTCTTTGCGTTGTGTATGCTGCTTGTGTTGGTGCTGTTCGCCTAGTGCGATGGGTTGCTGCTGGTTGTCCTGCTGTGCCATCTCAGGATGATGAGATTCTTGCACTACTAGAAGATATTAATGCACTTAACCAGGCAGTAGTAGAGCAAGAAGAGCTGGCGTTACGCTTACAGCTACGTATTGCAATAACGCAATATGTACTACGCACAGCATAGGGCTTAGTATAAGGCGGGGGTCAATAGTGGCCCTCGTATGTATGCCCTATATATGGAGGCTATATCATGAAAGTAACTGAGATCTGTACCCATTGTGGTGCTGTAGTACGTAATGTTGTAGTACGTGAGCATGAGCCTGTATATAGACCTAGATATGTTAAGTGTACGTGTGATAATGGATATAGAGGGCCATATGGTGACACATGTACAAGACGTAAGGGTCATGCATGATAGACCTTAATGATAACTAAGTATGCATGGGGTGCTAACTATAGGCCCCTTTACTATAACCCGGGGGTACATATACCCTAATAGAGGAGTATTATCATGAGCATGTATAAGGGTAAGATCAAGAACAATGTAGTAGCAGAGAAGAGCATATTGCAGGAAGCACTATGTATGGTGTCATTAGTGGTGCTAGGTGGCATTACTGTCATCTTATCGTTCTTTGTAATGGGGTAAGTGGGG